TTAACCGGCCTTAATCTCACCATGTGGGACAACTACCCAATCGATATGGTTTTGCGTGTATATCTTGGTAGATTTCGAATCACTGTGTGCCATTCTTCCCTGAGGATCGATGCCCTGTTTATCGAAAAGATAGGCGGCAAGAGCTCGAATTTCGTGAAATGTTGGTCTTTCATCCAATGGCATTTTGTCGCAGAGACCCAACTTGTCACGTACCGCAGAAAATGACCGACTCAAGTAGTCAGGCGCAACTTGCGTAGGATGGGAAACCTCTTTACTGCGTTTCACCTGCCGTTCTGGGAGCCTGTGAACTATAAAAGGACTGGCCACACTATCGCGGCTATCGTCTATAATCCGCTTTAATACATCACCTATCGGTATTGCTACGTGCGATGCCTCTTTCTTTTGTACTTTTTGCCTGTGTATGTAGAGCGTCCCATAGATGCCATTTTCAGGTTGAGCTAACCATACGCAGCCGCAGATTCCGTCTTTAGGTTCACTGATTGAATACCGGATTCGTGACACTTCAAGGCGCGCGTGCGTCGTCTGCAATGCTAAATCCATCGCTGTGCGTAACCAGGGTTCGGCGGCCCGCCGAATGGCTTTAAAGTTATCGAGTGAAAGACGCTGGCGTTTCTTCTCTTCGGTTCTTCGCATTTTTTTGCGTGAAGCAGGGTTATCAAACATCAATGATTCATCGACCGCATACGAGAACAATTTTTTAAGGAAACTAACCTTTCGGTTTTGTACGTTCGCTGATGAATCTGAGTGGAAACGATTTATGTACGCGTTCACATGCTCCAGCTCAATATCGCAAGCAGGTATGATATTAAAAAACTCTTTTACCCTAAGAGCGTCGTTGTTCCAGTCGTCAAGGGTACTTGGCGACGGTCGCTCATTCTCTATTGCTCGCTGCATGATATGATCTACGTGCTCAGCAAATGGTTTAGCCTCACCAGTAACACCGCCTGATTCTCGGATTAACAATTCAACAGATGGTGCATTTAATGGCCTCATTCTTAGGTTATATTCGCGAGCTATAGCGATCGCCATAGCCCGGTCTTTACCAAGATTTTTCTTCTTCCCCGTTATTAGTGTGAATTTATAAACGCCACGATCCTTATCAAATAACAAGTATTCTGGAAGATGACGATATTCTCTTTTTCTCGGTCTGGCGGCCATGGTCAACCTTCATTTATTAGCTGAAGAACCGTATGATTTACCATTGAGTCTACTCCCCACTTTTCAGACTCGTAGACGAACACAGTGCCGTCTACAATTTTTCCAGTGAGAAGGCCATTTTCTACCCAACGTTTAATGGTTCTGTTATCTGGAATAGAGTCTTTGGTAAATTCGCGTTTTCCCCATTGACTCGCTTTCATTAGTTTTGCCATGGCTATTTCTCCATAAACCGGCTGCACCCGGTTATCGAACGTTAAAAGAACATGACGAACACCCACCTCGAAGTCCGTCATTACATCTTCTGCATAGCTGGTGGTCTCTATTATCCTTATCTGTTTCGTAAATCTTCATTTTGGCAATAATCAGCTTAGATCCTGGGAGAATCTGTTTGCGAAGGTTTGCAACTTCATCGGCTAATTCCAAAAGGCGGCAATGAAGGTCCTTTGCTTCATCCTTATACCAGGCTAAATCATCCCGCATACGCCTCCATCGCCGGCGCTTTAGTTTACTTGGCATCAGTCATCATCCTCATCTTCTTCGTCATCGCAGGATGCGAGCAGTGGATTCATTCGCCTCCCCACCTGACTGGCGTAGCCGCTGCGACCGAGGTTGTGTAGCACGCTGTAGATTTCGAACATTTCGGTTCGCTCATCACCAATATCAAGCTCGCAGGCCAGCGCGTGGCATTCAGTGGCGAGCGCTGATATCTTCTCAAGCAGTTCGACCTTATTCACCTTTCACCTCCCTTGGTGTAGCTGTGAAATGCTCAACGCCTTTAGCCCAAATAGCTTTGATAGTCGTCCAGGTGACAGGTACTGTTATTTCAATTCTCCCGCTGCCGTCACAGGTTTCACATTCATCATCACCAAAGCATTCCGGGCAGTTTACGAACTTGGTTTCTGAAAACTCACCTGATAGCGCCCCCTTTGCGCCGTTCTCAGCGGTTAACCTCATAGGCACCATCACGTAACCATCCGGAATTACCGGAGAGTTGCCAGCCTCATAAGCTACGCGCATCCAGTGATAAAAAGCTTCAGTGGTAACACAGCCGCAATCTACCTCAATGACGCAGTTTTGTTGCGATAACCATTCTTCGAATTTCATGACTTACCTCCATTGAGCATGGCGGCGCGGCAGGCGTTAAGGACGTGCTTAACATTCTCAAGGCTTGTGCCCCACTTTTCATGATCTGACAATAGGGCGTAAACAGCTTCGGCATCCGGCACGGGCTGCGCGTGGCGATAGAGAAGCACATCTCCCATCTCTTCGCGCTCAGGAGGCCACACATCGGCATCAGCACCACTCCGGAGATAGTCAAGATTAGCCTGGTCAATTACCGCCACCGGCTCGCTGTCCATTGCGGCCAGCGCCATGCGGGCCAGTTCTTTAATCACGGTGCAATTTTCAAGCCCTTCGCACTCATCCATTAAGAGCCAGTCATCATTCAAAATTTTCTGAATTCCTTCTTTGGTCAATATGCTCATGCCGCGCTTCCTTCTGATTTGTTAACGATTACGCCGTCATAAACTTCTTTGAGGTGGCCGCGCAGGTCCATTCGGCGCAGGGCGCTGTACATGTAATCGCACTCGGCCTGTTTGTTGGCCTGAAACGGCTTATGCTCCCGAGAGCACCACAGTGCGTTACCCGGCCAGCCGTGGACTTTGTATACGCGCCCGTTCCTGACGTGCAGCAGGCCCCAGCCCGGCGGCAAATCAGAGACGTCGATGAAGCCAGGCTCGGCCATAAAAAAGCGCCAGTCGCCCATACCCTGGTTAGGCATCCTTCTGAATGATTTTTTCTTGTCCGCCAAAAAGTCTGCGCGGGAACACTTAACTTCAATCAAACAGGAAGCCAGGTTACGGAAGCCGATCGCATCTGGCTGCTCACCAGTGGCAACGGCAGCGACAAAGCGATCGTGAAAGGCCACCTTGAAACCGTTGTTTTGCAGAAAGCGGCAGGCTATCTGGCAAAGTTCATCGTGTGTCAGTGCCATCACTCAGCCTCCACCTTGATGCCAGCGGCGCTTATCGCCCGGATAGCATTCTGCGTTCCGTCCACAAAGCCATGGCAGTAATCTGTGCTGCCACCAGACATGTTCTGAACCGCGCCAAAATCGCAATCGACAAGCTTCACAGCTCTTGACTCCAGTTCAGAGATATGACAGCGAGCATCAATCTCATTGTTTTCTGCTGCTTTAAGTTGGCTTTCCAGCTCGGCGATGCGCGCCTTCATGCCATCAATGCGCTCACGCAGGTTAATGGGTGCTACATCGTCGGCATCCTTTCCGAACCCCAAAGCATCACGTGCTGCGCGTGATTCGCACATACGCTGATCTGCTTGTCCAGGAGACATTGAATATCGTGAGAGCTCCCCACCTAACTCAGCATTACGCCTCTCCAGAATGTCGATTCTGTCCTGCTGCTGGTTGATATGGTCGTCCTGAGCGGCGTTGGCACGCTGCGCCTTCTCCAGCGCCTCTTCAGCGGCAAGTTGTGCGAGCCCTGCCGCCTGAAATGCATCGGTGGCGATTTTGAGTTCCTCAGCAAAATGCAGGGCAGTGATTGCCAGGCTTTCTCTTTCTCCCATAGTTGGTGTGCTGCCGAGCGCGATCTGCTTGATTCGTTCAATGGACATACGCTGCGCCAGTTCGGTGATATCAGTTGTCATGCGACATCCTCCAGACCAATTAGCTCGGCAATCTGTGCCAGCGTGTCTTCGCTTTCTCCAACCGGCTTGTCCATCCAGTCAAATGAAATCAACTTGCCGCCCTCGATTACGCCGACATTGAAATCGTCGCTATCCACACCCCGAAAACCGTGTGATATGGCTCCATTGCGGGTCTCGTAGTGAATAAGGTCAGATGAATATTCGATACCGTGCCCACCTTCGTTACACCAGGCTCGCCGGATAATTACGATGAATGACTTGCTCATTTGGCCCCCTCGCGCAGCTGCTTCACGTAGGCATTAGCCAAGGAAAGGTAAGACAACGCTGACACTGCGTCGCTTTCATCAAAAATCTTATGCGTGGTATTGGATACGAACTCCTCCACCCCATCAGCCTTAATCCCGGCTACGATGCGATCGGTGGCGGGGGTTTCAGGCTTAAGTGCGTCAAGAACGGCGTGGATAACCTCTGTTTCGTTTTCAACCCATGACCACTCGGAGGTTTCATTCCAGTCATGATCCATTACTGCGGTTTCCATGAATGCATCGACTGCTTCGGATGGGATTTCCTTCTGGCTAAATACATCCTTCAGCGCCACATTCTCCGCAGCCAGCTGAGCATTTTGGTCCGCCAGTACATTCCCGCCTTTGATGGCAGCATCCAGTGAAGCACTGCAAATGCGAAACTCTTTAGCCAGCTTCAGGAACTTCTGCTCTCTGATCGACAGCTCGCCTGCGCTCTCCAGGGAAGCGATGAGCTCGTTTACTGTTGAGATGTTCATGCTGTCCACCATTCAATAAACATGCAGATACCAACGGTTACTACGGCAATCAGCACACAGCAGATCACATCGAACAGGGCGGCGAACCGACGGAGGGTGTATTTGCTGTAATTGTCAGGATCAATATTCATACCGCCTCCCCAAGCACCCAGCGCAGAGCCTCGGCATATTCGCCGCTGGCATCTTCGAGTGCTTTTGTAATTTCCTTGCGTGATTTGATACGCGGCTTTGCTTCACCAAGAACCTGGCGCTGTCGCCGGGCTTTTTCATGGCCCGTGGTGCCGGCGGTCGCTGTCTCGATCTGCTTGACCTTCTCCCGTTGCTCTTCGGGTTTCAGCGATGCCAACTGACGCGCCTGGGTAACGGTAATTGTTCCAGCCTCTACAGCTTCCCGGACGGCCTGGGTAGTCTCGAGGAGGGAGAGCGTTGCTCGAACGGTCTGAACGCTGCAGCCAAACAACACTGCAATGTCGTCCTCATCGAGCCCGCGATCGAGTGCGTCTGACATTTTTTTAGCCCGGCCAAGCGGTGTATCAGGTCGGCGAATTTCGTTTTCGCTGACCATGTATTTAGCCATCTGATTTGCTGATCCGCGCTTAACGACCCCAGGAACAAGCAGTGGGGCTTTGCCCTCTTTCAAAAGAAGCTTATTTGCCTCCAGGGTATGCTTAACACGCTGACGGCCTACAACTACGCAGGTGAGCCCCGTTTCAGAGTCTTTCCAGACGATAATCGGCTCCAGTACACCCAGCTCCTTGATATTCAGAACCATCCCTTCGTCGATAGGAAGGTGGACCCGCTCATCGTAGAGAGGGTGGGTCTTATCGGTGACCAGATGAAGCTTTTCCGGTTCAAACGAAAGGGCGTTGGTTTTGCCGCTGGCGCCGTACACGTCGATCGAGTTTTTAGCCATGGTTTTTAACCCCATTCAGGCCTGCCAGTACAGCTGCCTGCGCAGTGTTTTGGTTCATTGCTTCGGTAAGGGCGATAAACGTAACATCCAGCCGTGAAGCGATATTGCGCATTAACTCTGCTTTTTCCGGTGGTAGATCTGCTGCCGCAGCGTAAGCTGCAGCGACCAGTTCTTTAACTTTCATATGTGCCATTAGCGCCGCTCCATCAGCTGGTGGAAGCGGTTCATGAACATCCCGTAGGCCTGGCCAGGGCGAACCGGATTAATAACGAATTGATCCGTCGGAATAATGCCTTCGAGCATGGGCCAGACAGTGCCGTCGTCGATCTCAAAGTCACGACGTTCGCTGGCCAACATCACCAGGTCGGCATATTTAACGGTCGGGTGCTGCTCAGCCGGCAGGCCGAATTTCTGACGTATTGCTGCATCAACCCGAGTCTCTATTGCGCGATAGTCAGGTAAGAGATGCTTAAGCGGTGCCGGGATATCCTGCAGGTAAGCCTCGGCAGCATCGTGGAGAAGTGCCTCAAGTGCGAACTCCTGCGGTACGAGCAGGCTGGATAAAACGCTGTGCTGTCCAACGCTGTAGAACTCTGGCAGGTGGCCGGCAAATCGGCAGATATGCGAGAGGGCGGTTGCAATATCCTCTATCTCGATCGCGTCTTGCTGGATATCGAGATAATTAAAGTGTTTGCCTGAAAGGGTTTGAATAAAGCTCATTATTTTCTCCATACGTTACGCCTGCACAGCGCTGTTATTTGGGTGTAGAAATCCCTCGCCATAAGGCGATAAATAAAAGGATTACGCTTCAATAAATCCCCGCAGCAGCGGAGATTTAAGGCTGAGCAATCAGGCTTAGGCTTTGAAAGTACCGATGAAGGCCTCGACCGGCTTACCGTCGAACTTACCGATCAACAGGTCGCGGAACTCATTGGCGATCGCTTCTTCCTGGGCTTCCAACTGGACGATACGCAGGACGAATACCGGATCATTACTTTTCAGTAGGCTGTTGCGCAGGCTGAATGCACGTTCTCCGAGTCCTTCATATGGCACACATTTGAACTCGAACGCCACCGGCATCACGTCTTTACTGCTGGCTTCGATACTCTGCATCAGCGACTTTTTGCCACTGAAATCACCATCTTCATGATCGGAGGCATTAGTTTGCTGGATGGTTACGCGGCGAACTGCCTGAGCGGCCTGGGCGATTTTCATCGTGTTACCGTCGGCATCGAATGCAATCAGGTAATCACTCCAGTCTTCCAGCCATTCGGCGATTTGCTTCTGGTTGAGGTGATCCCCGTTGATCGACAGCAACGCGCGGAATGGTGCAGTCTTTTTAAGCTTGATCGAGGCGACGTTATCAGCGTGCCCGGGATTATCCAGCGTACCGATGTTGAAGATAGAACGCGCCAGCATGTTATCGGCATCAATAAAGCAACGGGCTTTTTCGTCTTCTTTGGCGTAGCCTGAGGAATAACGCACAAAGTCGTCGATGCTTGTGGTTTCCATCGCACCACGGAAACGAAAGCGCTCCGAGGAGAAGCGTTCGAGGCTTTCGATACCCGTGCCAGCTGGGAGGACAGCTGTTGGGCATGCCAGTCGCTGGATATCTTCCATGTAGTAACCGGAAAGCACCAGGTCCTGAACTTGCTTAATTGCGCTGCCATCTAATTGTTGAGACATAAAATTTCCTTAAAGAAAAATGTAGTTAAACTAAAAACGCATCAGTCACGGCCTATGGCGCCGTCCGTAGCTTTGCATCCGGCTCCCCGCCCAGAGTAAACAGGTTGCCCTGGTCTTCCTGCAGGATGGTCAGCTTGCCGCCGCGGTTCACGAACATCGGCGTTTCTGTCGTGTCTTCTTCGGAAACTTTCCCGCGAGGGGTGGGGGTGATGTACTGCAGCTTGTGTTTGATCATGACTCGCTTTTCTTCGATCGAATTGCCCATGCGATCGATGTCGAAAGTCAGTACTACTTTGCCTTTGCTGCCATTGTTCAAAACGCCAAGTGCGGCGGTATTGAGCGCCCCGGCGATCTTGTTGATGAACACGCCAGCATCCAATTCGCCCAGGAAATCTGGAACATTGGTCATGCGATCATTGCTCATAGCACTACCTCTTTGTTAGGGCGGCTGCCACCGCCGACGGTTTCTCCATACACAACACAGAAGAGCATCTGCGGTTGACGGCCGCCCGGGTGGATTGGGTTATGAGCCCGTCGCCCGGTGATGCTCTTGTGTCTTGTGTAAAAAGGGCGGTACCAGAAACAAAGGGAAACTGGCACCGCCAAACTACACACAGCTATCAGTTGTTACGGTGACGTTCATATCCTGAATTAACCCAAGCTCTGCGGGCATAAAAGAGGGCGGAGATTGCTGCGAAACCCTCTTTTCGTAGTTCGCAATATCTTTCAAGACAGTAATTTTTCACTATTTATGCCTCGCTTATCTTTTTACAGCACCGTTATTAAAGTTGTGGCGGTGGTGCCTCCACCTGCCGGTGTTAGCCAATCTCGGCGACGTACACTGCCCGGAAACGTACTCAAAGAACGGGTTGGCTCGTCACGTGCGCATAGCCGCAATTACCACAACGAAGAGAGCACTGCCGGTGTCCGAATCGAACGGACCTTTTCCCTGCCCATCACCAGATATAGAACTATCCTGGCGTCTGGAATCGAACCAGACTCTGTGCCTTGCTCGTCAATGCCCTCATCGTTGTGTCCCGGACTCTTCCCGGGCGTCACACCTTTTCGCCGCGCTGGTGGGGCGCACGTCGTGCCTGAAACACTTAGCTTGCACATTCCAGTTGTCCGGATAGCGCATGGAACTTCAAGGGAACCATCCGGGCTGCTAACGCTGCATGTGCCATACAACGGTCGTGAATATTGCCGTTCACAACTGGAAGCGCACTCCTTCAGTTACAAACCAGTCCCCACGACGTATGAAGATGGAATGCGCTTTCATGTTGTGTACGATTCATCTACCCCGGTCCGGCGGCGCCACCTCGCCGGGGCAGATGCAAAGGACCGTTACGCGATCATTCGGCTTGTTGGTCTGGCCGGAAGTATCAAGTCCCGACATCGCGGATTCTGCTTCTCCGCCCCGATTTCACCCCCGCTATTGTTTAGCGCGCAAACCGAGAAAATCGCCTTCAACGCTGTCGGCTTTCGCCATGTTCGATCAGGTATCTTCGGGCGGGGCGCCGGCGACCAACCGGCACAACCCCTACAGTATTAATCCAGGTCTACTGGACCCCCGACGCCGTGGGCTAAACGGCTGCTGTATGTCGGGTGAGTTTCTGTTGCTGGTGGTCAATCCAGCTCCGCAACCCCTCCCGAAGACACCTGTTTTTCAATCAAAACTTCAAATTACGCACCAGAGGGGCAGCAGTTGAGCCGCCTGACATTTGTACCCTGATACGGTTTACTGATGGTTTGCTACGTTCTTCGCCCGTAAAGCTGTTGAATGTGCATAACCCTAGGACTAAACGAGGGACGCCGCGTAAAATTACAATTCCTCCAGCTTTTGGTAGCTTGCGGTACGCCTTGCGGCGTTGTGCTGAATTCATCCTGGTTGCCTCTCACCGTAAAGTAAGTTTGCTGATGAATGTAGTATTAGAAGTCTTACATTTTAAGTCAAGAGGAAAATGTAAGAGGGCTTACTTTTTGTGGCGGGGCAATAAAAAACCCGCGGATGCGGGTTCGGGGGCTTAGAGATCGATGATTATTTGCTTAACTATACCGATCAGTTTTGTATCTTGGTTCACCTCTATAGGCTTAAACGACGGGTTTAGAGGTATGAGATAGGAAAATGGAGGGTCTATGGCGAGCTTTTTAATGGTCGCTTCACCACCAGTAACGGTTTGGGCTATCACAATTTTGCCATTTGCCTCATCAACAAAACCGTATTCTGGCTCGACAATGACAACCGAACCATCAGGAATGCTAAGCTCTTGGCTCGAAGTCATCGAGTGACCTTTAACACGTAATGCAAAAGCTGATTCAGATAGCTTCTTTGTAGTTTTAACCAGTTCGTTAGCTGGATCGCCAATAACCTCGGTCCAGTTACCTGCCTGAACCCAAGATATAACAGGCACTTCTCTAACAGATATCAGGTTAATGTTGATACCGTTCTCGATATCGCCTGTACCGAAGATAAGCCATTCGGGAGAACATCTCAGGCACTGACATACCAATACAAGATTCTCGCCTGATAACTTTGTGGAATCATTTTCCCATTGTGTAACCGCAGACGCGCTGACGCCGGCCCACTCAGCAACATCACGTTGCGTAAGTTTTTTCTGCTTACGTCTAAATCTTAATCTGCTGCCAACGGTATCCATAAAATCTCCTCCGGATTACACGTTAGCAATCTTACATTTTATTGACGTAAGTATGCTGTCGATATAGCATGTAAGTATGCTAACTTTTTAGGAGAGGTAATCCATGTTGAAAGCTAAAGTCGTCACGTTCTATGGCGGTATATCTAAAACCGCTACAGCTCTGGGAGTGACCCATAGTGCTGTATGCCAGTGGGGAGATGTTATCCCAGAAAAACAAGCGCTCTACATTGAGCGGCTCACAGATGGAAGGCTGAAGTACGACGCTTCCCTCTATCACAAGAATATCAATCCAACGACTCAGCAGTAACCACAGACGTAGGGGGTAAGCCGTGGGTATAGAACCTGAATGGAAAGTAGAGAAGCAACCGGCGTGGCTGGTGGCTGCGATTAAAAAAACTATCACCGAACTGGATGGGGGTTATGCAGAAGCTGCTGAATGGTTAGGCGTTACAGAAAACGCGCTCTTTAACCGCCTTCGCGCAGAAGGGGATCAGATATTCCCGCTCGGTTGGGCAATGGTACTCCAACGTGCAGCGAGCACAAATCATATAGCTAATGCTATCGCACGCCACTCCAACGGCGTCTTTGTTCCGCTTGCTGAAGCAGAGGATGTGGACAATGGCGACATTAATCAACGGCTTATGGAGTCGATTGAGTGGATTGGAAAACACTCCAGCTTCATTCGTAAAGCAACTGCTGATGGTGTTATTGATGCCGATGAAAAGGCTCAGATTGAGCAGAACAGCTATCAGGTGATGGCAAAGTTCCAGGAGCATGTAGCGCTTCTGTTTCGCGTTTTTTGTACTCCAGAAAAGAGTGACGCCCGCGAGTGTGCAGCTCCGGGCGTCGTGGCGAATAAATCTTTGTGTATGGAGAAATAATCCGCATGAGCAATTTAATCGTAAATCTTCAATTACCGCAACTACGGATGTACCCGATCCCGGGCGTTTCGTCGTTTCGGTATGAGCGCATGGTATGCGGTAAATGGGTCGAGTGTAACCACAGTCGGGCACGCGGAGTTGTGGGGGTCTTTAACCGGAGGGCTAAAGCGTTATGCGAGAAGTTAACCGGAAGTTCAAAGACCACTATGGCAATCCAGTCAGAGTTATCCGCTGGGAGCCTGAGACACGTCGCGTCATCTACCTGCGGGAAGGCTATTCCCACGAGTGCTTTAGCCCACTCGATCAGTTTCAACGCAAGTTCAGGGAAGTAGAGGGCAGCCATGAGCAGTAAATTACACGGCCTCGTATGGGAAGCATGCGCTTTCAAAGGGCTGATAATCTCAGAAATAGCGGTCATGGCTCGCCTGGCAGATTTCAGTAATGACGAAGGTGTGTCATGGCCAGCGGTAACCACTATTCAGCGACAGATCGGCGCCAAGAGCGAGAATACTGTCCGCAGCGCTATCAAAAAGCTTCAGGCTAAAGGCTGGCTGAAGAAGCAGGAACGGCGCGTGGGCGGAAAGAATAATTCGAACGTTTATAAACTCAATGTTGACATGCTGGAACGTGCAGCAGCTGAAGCAAAAATTTTCTACGCAACGCCACGTGAACAATCAAAATCTGATGCCTCAGAATTTGAGGGGTCAAAATTTGAGGGGTCAAATTCTGATGCCTCAAATAATGGGTCTGTACCCCCTCAAATATTGCGGGAGGACCCCTCAATGGTTGAAGGCGATCCGTCATTAGATCCGTCATTAGATCCGTCATCTAAAAAACCTTCTTGTCGGGCTCCTGCGGAACCCGACGATAAGCCGGATCCTGAAGTTGTTATTACCGATAACGCGATCGAAGTTCTGGCACACCTGAATCTGGTCAGCGGTTCCCATTACCAGAAATCTAAGACCTCGCTGGAGAACATTCGCGCCCGCCTCCGCGAAGGTCATACCGTTAGCGACTTGAAACTGGTAATTGACGTCAAGCATGAGCACTGGCATGGCAACGACGAGCAATACCAGTACATGCGACCCGAGACACTTTTCGGCCCTAAAAAATTCGAGGGATATCTGCAAAGCGCTATCCGTTGGGATGCTAAAGGCCGCCCGCCAAGGGAGTCGTGGGACAAAACCAGACCGCGGGATGTTAATTCAATTAGTCCAGTACAAACCACGATTCCACGGGGGTTCCGGGGATGAACATAGCCAAGTCGATCTTTGAATTTATTGAGAAGAATCCAGGCAAAATGCTGCGCGATATCACTGCGGCATTTCCTGAAACCAAACCGGTAACAGTGAAGAGCGCTGTTCATCGCCTTTACTACGACGGGGAACTTGCCAGCGTTGAAGTTACTGGTGGGTTTATCTACTTCGTAGCGGGATCCATCGATATTGAAGAATACCTGCCTGGTGGGCTTTCGGGGGAGATTCTTGCCCTTGAAGCGACAGCCAAAAAGCTGGAAGAGAAACGCTATTACCGCCGTGCGGCGACGGTATGGCAGCAACTTTGTGACAGCAACTGTACGGCTAAAGCAAGAGAGCGATACCTGCGTCTTAAGAATGCTTCTGTTCGAAACGCCAGAAACATGAATGATTCCGCCGGGTCATGCTATCTGGCCGGAAATTACTGCGGAGGTGACTTGTGCTCCGATTGAAGAGGATTTTGATAAGTCTCCGGCGCCTTGTGCGTTTGCATCACTGGCGTTACTGGTGGCAGCACGACGTTATTTTTCGCAGAAAATATGCACTCCTCAGAAATGACCTTTTCAGCTTTGATCGCCGTTACTGGTTACTGAGAGCACTTGTTAATGCTGATCAGCGCAGGGGAAAACTATGAGTCAGGAAGTACAAGAAGCTATGACCGCAGAAGAGCAAAATTTAACAAAAACCGTCAGCCCTTATTGCCTGGCACTTGAGGAACAGCGCCAGCGAAGTTCGCATTATTTGAAAGAAGTCGGGGATCAATGGCGTACCCCTGATCTGCTGTTCTGGGGCGTTAACGCTATGTTTGGCCCGCTGGTGCTGGACCTGTTTGCAGACGAAAGCAATACAAAATGCCCGGCATGGTATACCGCTGAAGATAATGCGCTGACGCAGGACTGGTCTGGTCGTCTGGTAGAACTCGGAGGAGCGGCCTTTGCTAATCCGCCGTACAGCCGTTCGCAGTACCATGAAAAACAAGCCATCACTGGCATGACTCATATTATGAACTATACCGCCGAGCAGCGTGAAAAGGGTGGTCGTTACATTTACCTCGTGAAGTCAGCAACAAGTGAAACATGGTGGCCGGAATATGCCGATCACATCATGTTTATTCGTGGTCGTATTGGATTCGATCTCCCAACGTGGTTTGTGCCGGCCGACGAAAAGCAGAAGCCCACCAGCGCATTCTTTGCCGGGGCCATTGCGGTATTTGATAAGACCTGGCGCGGTGAACATTTTAGCTATATCGATCGCGTTGAGCTGGAAGCAAAAGGGCGCGCAAGTATGGCGCTGGCTGAGTTTGCTGCAGGAAAATTCCTGTCACCAGTTTCGCCAGTTCAGTCTCCTGAAGTGATCATCCCCGATGCTGTTGCATCATTGGCTGAGCCTGAATCCCGGATCTGGCCACTGGAAGTTGGACTCGTCTTTGGATAGGTACAAGGCGCAGAGGATCTGGAGTTCTCCCAGCAGAACAAGCTGAAGGCCCATATTAACCAGTTGTGGCTGGAGCGCGTGCCCACCAGCGAAATCATAACCGTTGCTGGTGGTCTTGTCGGCAGCATGAGGGGGACCGCTCATGCGTGAGATTATTGTCGATAATTTCGCTGGCGGCGGTGGAGCCAGTACAGGTATTGAACTGGCAATAGGGCGCAGTGTTGATATTGCTATTAACCACGATGTTAACGCCGTTGCTATGCACCGCACTAACCATCCCGACACGCTTCACTATTGCGAAAGTGTGTTTGATGTATCCCCATTAGCCGCTACCAGTAGCAAGCCTGTCGGCCTGGCATGGTTCTCGCCTGACTGTCGTCACTTTTCTAAAGCGAAAGGTGCTAAACCAGTAGAGAAGGCTATTCGAGGGCTGGCATGGATCGTCATTCGTTGGGCGCTGGATGTTGGCCCGCGAGTCATTATGCTGGAAAACGTCGAAGAGTTTAAAACGTGGGGTCCGTTACTCGTGGCAGAAATGCGACCGGATCCGGCACGCATCGGTGAAACTTTCAATGCATTTGTCGGGATGCTGACCACCGGTATTCCAGCAGATCATCCTGCACTGGTGGAGTGTTGCGAGTTTCTGGAGTTTTCACCGGATAGCGAGCAGGCCAAGCGCTTAATTGCCGGGCTGGGTTATGTCGTCGATTTTCGCGAGCTGCGCGCCTGCGATTATGGCGCGCCGACCATCCGTAAGCGGTTCTTCATGGTGATGCGCCGGGACGGGAAACCGATAGTCTGGCCGGAAGCCACGCACGGGGATCCGAAGTCTGCCGCCGTGCTGGCGGGCCAGCTTGAGCCGTGGCGTACAGCTGCGGAATGCATAGACTGGTCAATCCCCGCACCGAGCATCTTCGGTCGCAAAAAGTCACTGGCAGAGAATACGCTAAAACGGATTGCCCGCGGCATTCAGCGCTTTGTTATCGAAAGTGCTTCGCCGTTCATCGTGAAGTGCAATCACACAACGACACGTGGCAAATACGACTGTTTCCGGGGACAGGCACTGGACGATCCGCTACAGACGATTACGAAAACCCACGGCTACGCAATTGCGATACCTCATCTGACAAAATTCCGAACCGGAGCTACCGGGCAGGAAGTCACCGATCCGTTGCCGACGGTGACCGCCGGTACCGCAAAACGCCCGGGCGGGAATGGTCATGCTCTGGGTATTGTTGAAGCAGAGCTGGCGCCGTTCCTGGCTGGCAATGGCGGCAGCGAGTACCAAGCTAAACCACGCCCGCTCGATAAACCCGCTCACACCATCCTGAAAGAATCGCGCGCCTGTGTCGTCGCTCCGGTTATTGCCCGGCAGTTCGGCGCCAGCATCGGACACCGTGCCGACGAACCTAGCGCAACAATCACCGCGGGCGGTGGCGGAAAATCACAACTGGTATCCGCATTCCTGGCGAAACATTATGGCGGGAACTATAACGGGGCGGGCGTAGGGCTGGATGAGCCAGCTCATTCAGTAACGACTGTCGATCACCACGCGCTGGTTACCGCGCAGATAGTCGGTGTTGGTGGTCGTGCAGGGCAGAGTCGTCCGCGAGACGTTAGCGAGCCATTGCAGACAATGACAACAAAGGCTGATGCTGCAATGGTGACTTCTCATTTGGTTAAGCTGCGCGGTACTTGCCGTGACGGCCAGCCTACTGACGAGCCGATGCCGACTATCACTGCCGGCGGCCAGCACGTAGGGGAGGTTAAAACGACTCTGGCGGTCGAGGACTATGACGAAGAGCGCGCGCAGCAGGTGCTGGCGTTCCTGCAGGAATACTGCGGAGAGGAATGCACCGGGCTGGTGGAGATCGGCGGAGTGACTTACCGCATCGTTGATATCGGCATGCGCATGCTGCAGCCACACGAACTTTACCGGGCGCAGGGCTTCCCCGAGTGGTACATCATTGACCAGGATTACCGCGGCGTGAAGTACGCGAAAGATAAGCAGGTCGCGCGCTGTGGCAATGCCGTTCCGCCACCGTTCGCCGAAGCGCTGGTACGCGCCAACTTACCCGAAATGTGCGTGAACAGAGAGGAGCAGGCAGCATGACTTCCTTGACCTTAAGGCAGCAGGAGGTCCTGGACCTCCTGATCGAATATCAGCGTAAACATGGTTTTCCGCCTACAACTTACGAACTGACCGGCATGCTGGGGTGCCGGTCCCCCAATGCCGCAGCAACGCACCTCAAGGCGCTGGAGAGAAAAGGGGCCATCAAGATTACCCGCGGGGTTTCCCGCGGTATCAGCATCACCACTTCGCTTTTGACCAGGGAGGTTTCAGTTAACCTCAACAGCATCGTAAAGGTGAAGCTTTATGACGTAGCCCTGAGGCATTTGAAAAGCCAACATGAGGAGAATCGTATCCGTCATCCGGGAATATTCGGAGAGTTCGTGCCGCCGGCGACAGATGACGATGGCTATTCAGCAATGACGCTTTGGAGTCTCATGTCGGACCTGGGGCAACTCTGCTATTGCGGTGGCGACGTGCCTTTCGAACTAAAAATGGTTCTGGAGGATTAATGAAATTTTTACTTCCATTCCCGCCCAGCGTGAACACCTACTGGCGATCCCCGAATAAGGGGCCCGCCAAAGGTAAACACCTTGTCAGCGCCGCAGGTCGTAAATTCAAGCATGCCGTACGCTCAGCGATCATCGAGCAACTGCGTGCAATACCCAAACCATCAACCGCGCCAGCAGCAGTAGAAATTATTCTCTATCCGCCGGACTACCGCAGACGCGATCTGGACAACTACAACAAGGCACTGCTTGATGCTTTGACTTATGCCGGTATTTGGGAGGATGACAACCAGGTTAAGCGGATGGCTATTGAATGGGGTGAAAACGTCAAGGGAGGGCGGGTAGAAATCACGATATCGGCGTATGAAAAAACGCTGGATGTTTGTTCAGTGGTAGGTTGAAGTCTATGCAACTTAGCATTAATCTCAAGGTGTGCAAACGAAACGGGCGTGCAGGCCCTTCGTCACATAAAAATGTATGGAGAAAGCTATGACTAACCACGTCATGGGTGCTGCTGCATCCAATAATCACTCTTTTTTTGTCATCGATGGTATTTCTGTTCGTCGTGATGTCCTTGGTCGCTATTGCCTAAATGATCTCCATCGTGCATCCGGTTCCCTTGATCGCCACAAGCCAGCATTCTGGCTGCGCAACGAACAAACCGCGCAATTGATAGGCGAGTTGCAAAATAGCAACTCGGATATATCAGAACCTGTAAGTGTCATCCGTGGAGGTAATGAGCAAGGCACATATGTTTGCCGTGAGTTGGTGTACGCCTACGCGATGTGGATCAGCGCTGTTTTTAATCTGAAGGTCATCAGAACGTTTGACGCGCTGCACACTGCCGGCGCTGCAACCGTCAATGCCGATCGCATCCAGGCTGGTGTAATCCTTCTGGAGTCTGCAGCCAAAATGCTCAATCTCTCCAATTCGTCAAAGCTCGGGGCATATCAGAAGCTTCAGCAGGTGGCCGGGTTGCCTGATTTAATGCCCTCTTATGCCATTGATGCGCCAGCTGGCGCGCAGGACGGTTCAAGCAGGCCAACACTTTCTCTCAGCGCTTTACTTAAAGCTAATAACATCAGAATGACCGCGAACCAGGCTTATCACCTTATGGCGGGCCACGGCATAGTCGAGCAGAAGGAGCGCCGTAGCCGAACAGGTATCAATGGCGTGAAAAGATTCTGGTCTGTTACGGCAAAAGGATGCCTGTATGGGAAAAACATAACCAGTCCGGCGAATCCCCGGGAGACTCAGCCACATTTTTTTGAATCCAAGTTCCCTGAGCTTATGAAGCTGCTTGGCATTGTTACGCAGTAAGGGGATGAAAATGAGAATGACACCTCCACACCTGCAACCAGTTCTCTCCAGGGTAAAGCGTTTTGTAGAGAAGCAACCAGAAGGCGCAACGCTTACCCACCTGACGCACAAAGTGGCGGCATATAGCGGGCTCAATCGAAAAGACAAAGAGACTCTGATCGATATTATCCGGGAAAGCGGGATGCTCTGCGTGATAGATGATGGAAGGTCTACTACCTTGCACCACCCGAAATATGGTCACAAATCTGTGGCGCCTGTAATGACACCTCCTCAGCCGACGATGGAATGCAAAATGAATAAACAGCTCGAAGTAACTCCGGAAGCATTACGTAAACAGGCTGACGCCTTGATCAAAGCGGCAGAGGAAGCGGAGAAAAAAGCCGGGGATCGTGCAGAAATTAAGAAACAGCTCGATCCCTTGAAGTTGGAGATTCTCCAGGCATATGGAATGGCCAGCAGGAAGTTTGACGAGTTCGTAGATGCTATGGCTGAAGTTGGTAAAGCCGTGCAGAAGCTTAAAGATCTGACTGTTTAGGGGGGATTGTGCGAGCATTGCTTACTCCGGAAATTGTGCCGCGCCTGGGCGTTGTTCTTTTCAAACCAGGCCGCGAATTGATGTCTCTCTTTACCGGCGGCCGTGTCCTGATAGAGTGTCAGCCAGAGAAGATGAAAACACTGCCCACTGGGCGGATCGCCGATGCACGTCAGCCCCTTGCAGAAATGGACATTCTGCGTTTTTTCTTGAGGGATGAGAGGGTTATTAACGCAGCTGGTGGAATTAACGCTCTTGAGGCCTGGCTTCTACGACATGTCAGAGAGTGCCAGTACCCGCATTCCCACTATCACCACCATGAATTAGTGACTATGCGGCATCCGCCTGGCGCCATGGTTGTCTGCTGGCATTGTGATAATGAATTACGTGAGCAGACCACCGAAATGTTGTCAGAGCTGGCTTATCAGAATCTGGTTCAGTGGGTGATTGAAAGGGTGCTGATCAGCCTTGGATACAATAAGGAGCGCGAATTATCGATGGCGGAGCTCTGCTGGTGGGCTGTGAAATCCGGCATTGCTGACGCAATAACCGAGACGATGGCGCAACAGGCCTTAAGACTGCCTGAGGAACCTTTCCTGTCCGTTTATAAGGATAGCGATATTGTCCCGTCATTTGCTGCAGGTGAAATCCTTCAGGATCTTGTTGAGGGCATAGACCTGGCGGACGCCAGCGTACTCATTGAGCAACCTCAGATTGAAAGTAAACCCATTCTGAGGCTTAGTGTCGATCCGAACAGCCCCGAATCATTTATGCGCCGCCCAAAGCGCCGGCGCTGGACCTGCGAAGTTTACACACGTTGGGTTAAAACTCAGCCATGTGAATGCTGTAGGCAACCATCAGACGATCCACACCATATAATAGGGAATGGTCTGGGGGGAACTGGCACCAAGGCCCATGATCTCTTCGTGATACCACTGTGCAGAGTGCATCACGATGAATTACACGCCAATACATCAGAGTTCGAAAAGAAATATGGCACTCAGTTGGAGCTGTGGGCTCGTTTTCTGGATCGGGTAATGGGTATCGGCGTCATTGTAAAAGCTTGAGTGTATGGAGTACTGAGCATGAATATTGAATCAATTCCCAAATTTTTCGCGCCCAAAGGAATGCATATTTCCGATAGCGGTCGTGCAACCGCCAGCGAGCAACTCACGGTGACAGATGTAATGGCCGCACTGGGGATGACACAGGCAGAGGCAGGAATAGGCCTGTCAATGTTTTTGGGTAAAGCTGGAATCAGCGAACATGACAGAAAGGCATCCGTCAGTTGGTTGGCTGAATATGCAAAATCAAAAGCGCCTCGATCGATAAGAAAAGCAGCAGGGAAGAAGTTCCCGCTGTGTATGCTGATAATAGCTCGGTTCGCTTATAACGACTATGCCTCGTCTGCAGCTGACAGCGTAGATTGCAGGAAGTGTTCTGGTTCAGGCTTCATAAAAAAAACCTCAATGGTGGAAAAAAGCCACTACAAAATGAGATTACCGCAATGGGCAAAAGACCTCGGGCAGTCACCTTCGGATTTTGAAGTAAAACGTCAGGTGGAAGAGATTGACCATGTTCTCTGCTTCAAATGCGGCGGCACCGGGAAAATCAGCAAGCGATGCCAGTGTGGCGGTACGGGAAAAACCCTGGACCGTAAAGAGTCAGAGCTGCAGGGAGTGCCTGTCTACAAAGTATGTAAACGTTGTGAAGGCCGCGGTTATAGTCGTCCTAAGTCTTCAAATGCTTACAGAGGTATGCTCTCTGAGCTGCCTGGTCTGCCAGAACGTACCTGGCGATACAGCTGGAAACCTTTCTATGAGAGTCTGGTTACAAAATGCTTTGAGGAAGAGAGTTATACCGACTCACAACTTAAACGTGTGACAAAGGTGTCTGATTTGATAAATATCGCATAATTTAGCGACACGTTACTTGCAAGGTTGCCGCTTTTGTGTAATTTTATCTATAACGATGGGCTTTGTATGTTCAACGTTGATTAACCCGCCAGCGAGCGGGTTTTTTTATGGGCTAAAATCGATAAAATCTTCTTCTCTTTCAATTAGTTCTTGCTGGATATCGTCACCAGAGTTATCTGTATGTCACACCACTTATTTGAGGTAAAAGACATGCTAAATCAGCAAGATATGACGGAAACAGCCAAGGCTGTTTTTGATGAGTTAAGTGACAAACCGGCTACGGCTGGGGAGATTGCTCAGAATACTCACCTGAGCCGCGAACGCTGCCAGCTCATACTTACGCAGCTGGTAATGGCGGGGTTATCTGATTATCAGTTCGGATGTTATAAGCGCCTCCAGTAATGGGGGCTTTTGCTGTGAAAATGGGCGGCTGGTGGGTGTTGTAGCACCCGACCAGCCATCAGCTCATGCTTTCAGGTCACAAGCTAACCACGGCCCACTGCTTTAGCGCAAAAGCAAAGTGAGCCTATCAGAGTTACGCTTACTGATCTATGAAAAATACTGTAAAAATATCCAGTATTGAATTAATCAATGCTGATTGCCTGCAATACCTCCCATCGCTACCCGATAACTCCATTGATCTTATTGTTACCGATCCGCCTTATTTTAAGGTGAAGCCAAACGGCTGGGATAACCAATGGAAGGGGGACGAGGACTATTTACGTTGGCTGGATAGCTGTCTGGCACAGTTCTGGCGAGTGTTAAAACCTGCCGGAAGCATGTATCTGTTCTGTGGGCACCGCCTGGCAGCGGATATTGAGCTGTTGGTGAGAGAGCGGTTTAACCTGCTCAACCATATCATCTGGGCTAAGCCATCAGGGCGATGGAACGGCTGCAATAAGGAGAGCTTACGCGCTTATTTCCCGGCCACTGAGCGTATCATTTTTGCCGACCATTATCAGGGGCCATACAGGCCCAAAGACGATGGATATGCCGCAAAGTGTAATGAGTTAAAGCAACACGTCATGACGCCTTTAATTTCTTACTTCCGGGATGCCCGGGAATCTCTTGGCGTGACGTCGGCCCAGATTGCAGAAGCCACGGGTAAAAAAAATATGGTTTCCCACTGGTTTGGCCTTAGCCAGTGGCAACTGCCGAATGAAGCCGATTATTTGAAGTTGCAGGCTCTGTTTCAAAAAATCGCCATGGATAAGCACTCACGCAACGAACTGGGAAAACCTCACCACCAGCTTGTCGCTACATGGCAATCACTTAACCGGAAGTATTCTGAACTTCAGCAGGAGTATTACCGGTTACGGCGCCCATTTAGCGTGTCGGTCACGGTGCCATATACCGACGTTTGGACACATAAGCCGGTTCAGTTTTATCCAGGTAAGCACCCATGCGAAAAACCTGCCGATATGCTTCAGCAGATCATTTCTGCAAGCACTCGGCCAGGGGATGTCGTCGCTGATTTCTTTGCTGGTTCGGGGTCCACACTAAAGCAAGCTGCTCTGCTCGGGCGGAGTGGAATCGGTGTTGAACTGGAAACCGAGCGATTTGAACAAACGGTCAGCGAAATGCGCAATTTGCTGGTTTAGCTCAGTTGGTAGAGCGCCTGCCTTGTAAGCAGGATGTCGGCGGTTCGATTCCGTCAACCAGCACCAATTCAGCGCCATTAGCTCAACCGGAGAGAGCAATAGCCTTCTAAGCTATCGGTTTCAGGTTCGAGTCCTGAATGGTGCGCCAGATAATGGCCTGACCTGATGACGGGCTCATAATCCAATCCATCAGGGCGTTGCGCCAACAACGCAACAGGCCGCCAGATATGGAGCGCGGGCATTATCGCCTAAAATAAGTCCTCCCCGGTGCCAGATTGATCACCTGGCCGTCGGCTCCACGAAACGGAGCGCACAACAGGTAAGAGTACATGGATGAAGCTTTGACTTACTCTATCGTTGACTGGTTTCTTTTTCGAATGTAAATTAAATTCATGTTCAGTTTTGGGAATGAAGAGGCGGCTCCCAAAAAATAACCGCCAAGTTGGTCACTTCGGCTTAGGCCTGGGACTCCAACCACGTCGGCTGAGAGGTCGGCACTCATTTAGATCCAGTCCTCATAGGTAACGGATCTTTGAGTTCAACTCGCTTGGTTTCAATATCTCGGATACCTCTTGTTTTGTCATAAAATAACCAGATATTGAATTTCCTTTCCCTAGGCCACGTGTCATAAGTAAGAGCATCCCACCCAAGGTTTTCAGCAATTTTTGCAGCTAAAGTGACTTTGGCTTCAGAAGATATCTTTCCTTGGTATGCGCTCATGATTGCGCCCAGGAAGAAGTCAGATATTTGAATATTTTCAGATGATTTTGAATCTTTGGTAACGACAGAGGTGATGAGATTCTTTGTTCCATGTTGAAGGAACAGCATGTTATTGGCAATCACATGAAACGCTTCATCGGCCTTCTTATACCGAGAGGCAATCGGATCAACCTCTACACGAAAGCTGCAATCTCGTTCTGGGTGAGCTCGTAAGATACTTGAAATTTTACTTGTCACTAATTTGGTAAAATGCTTTCGCATGGCCAGATCATAATCGCCATTATGGAAGCTTTTATTAACTATTGATTTTTCAACAATAATACAGTGAAAAGCGAGCCATTGATGTTTAAAAAAAAGCTCGATCAAATCTATGTGAAACGGAAGATATTTTTTAGAATTGGCTTTTTGCCACTTAATTTCCTGAAAATACCCATGTTTCTCACGGACGTCACGGATTAATTTCGCAAAATCACCACGGCGTTGGTATTTCATCCATAGACTACCAAAGCCATAAAAACGTTGCCCATCAATACCCGATTCATCACAGGCAACATGCCAAATTACTCGACCAGGGTTATTTTGCTCAGCCATACGCTTAAGTCGCTTACAAAAGAGAAATGAGTGATATTTAATCACAAGCGTAACCCATTGATAAAGATCGTTTTACTAATATCATGAGCGCTATCCCTTACCTTAGGGCTAAACCGGGCGGAAGCCGCCGGATAAACGTAACCGGCACTTAAATGGCAGCGGGGCCAGCGTCTGAAGCTAATCCCGATCACGATGCGAAAACTACATGTCCCAGCTGCACGCAAAGTGACTAAAAGGCAGGGCCACAATTTGAATCTGCGACAACTTAGGTTGGTCGCTCCGTATCAGTAAGCGGATCCACTAGGCTCGCATTTGCGGGCCTTTTTCGTATCTGCGCCACGCTCGGCGTTATATAACCACAGAGCCTTTCAGGGGTGAGCCATAGGGAATAGTCAGTGTGACTGTCTCTGTGGGCTGATCATTCCTGAGCGCTGGCTCACCCGCTAAAAGGAAAGTCACTATGTTTGGTATTTTTAAAAAGAAAGCCCGTAAAGCCGTTGTTGAAGTGAAAAAAATGGAAAACCGCGATGCTGTAGAAGCCACGGTCTGGGGAGCGTACTCGATTGCATACGCCGATGGTACCTGCGATGCAAAAGAGATTGCAGTGCTGGAGAAGACTATTTCGGCCCTGCCGGCATTCGCGCCATTTGCTGGTGAAATTGCCCAGATGAGTTCGAATATTCGCGCTCGTTACGAAGCATCGCCGCGTTCAGCCAACGCTCAGGCGTTGCGCGAACTGGCTGATGTTGCCGGGACGGATGACGCTGTCGATGTTCTTTGCCTGTGTCTTGATGTAGCAGATAATGACGGTATCGGGGAAGAAGAAGAGAAACAGCTGAAGAAAATTGCCCAAGCTCTGCAACTTCCTCTGGACCAGTACCTGTGATCGGTAAACTTCGCTGGGCCGCAGCCGGGGTGCTTTTGTTTCTGGTGGTTGCTATCGACTTCACCAGCAAAATGATGTCAATCCTGGCTGATGGCGTGCTGGTAGCCGGGGTAATCGCTTTGCTCTGGCCCCTTATTAGAGCCAGTGATTAGCACTGTGCAAAAGGCATCGTAATGGTGCCTTTGACAGAGTGTCAGTTATTGACGCCGCCTATGACTACATCCTAAATTATCCGTGTGGTGAATCCCCCTATGCGGAGGGGCGTCCAACTAATAGAGCGAAAGCCCTGTGAATACCACGCGAGTGATGTCTGTTGGGGCATGCTCACCGGGAGGCACCCGGCACCACATCTAATCGCAAGTAAGTAAACCGAACATCTTGTTGGGTTTACTCATTCTCTTTGGCAGACTATGGTTAATTACAGTAACGACATTAAAGGGAATGTTTTTCTGGTAAATCGGTAGCTCGGACTATCAGGAACCTTTCTTTATCGTTACTCCTCGAAAGCCAACTTTTTCAGCCCGCTCTCAAAGCGGGCTTTTTTTATTCCCCTCGTTCATGAGAGGACTCACAGCAATAGAGGGGGCTAAATGTCCGATCCTGTCTCTGGTACTTCAGTTGCGGCCGGCGGCCTGATGGGGGCTAGCATGTTCGGTCTGGCTACCGGAATAGATTACGGCGTTGTTTTTGGTGCGTTCGCTGGGGCTGTTTTTTACGTGGCCACGGCAGCTAACATATCCCGCGGTAAGCTGGTGGCATACTTTATGACGTCATTCATTGTTGGTGTTCTGGGCGCCGGTCTGGTGGGTTCCAAGCTTTCAAGCTGGACTGGCTACAGCGACCGTCCGCTTGATGCGTTGGGAGCCGTATTAATATCAGCGCTTATCATCAAAGTTCTGACGTTTCTCAACAGCCAGGATCTAAATAGCTTGTTCAATATGCTGACCCGGTTCCGGGGAGGAGGTTCAAGTGGTAAATGATCCTTCAGCGCTGGCTAATGCAGTCATTTGCGCCGTCATTGTGCTGGCATTGATGTTCTACCAACGAGGTAGTGCGAGACACCGTCCGGGCATATCCGTTCTGGCTTATCTCATGGTGCTGGTTTATGCCAGCATCCCTTTCCGTTTCCTGTTTGGCCTGTACGAGTCATCCCACTGGCTGGTTGTGCTGGCGAACATTCTTATCTGCGGCGCGGTTCTCTGGTTCAGGGGGAATGTGGCGCGACTGGTTGATGCACTGAGGCACTGATGAATAAATCACAATTCCAGAAGGCGGCTGGTATTAGCGCCGGGTTAGCTGCGCGCTGGTTTCCGCACATTGATACAGCAATGAACGAATTCAGCATCACTAGTCCACTCGATCGGGCGATGTTCATAGCGCAGTGTGGACACGAAAGCACGTCATTTACCCAACTGGTTGAAAGTTTTAACTATAGCGTTGCCGGCCTGGCTGGTTTTGTGAAGGTGAAGCGCATCACGCAAGACCAGGCAAACACCTTAGGGCGTAAAACTTACGAAAAGGTTTTACCGATCGAACGTCAACGAGCGATCGCTAATCTCGTCTACAACAATCGTTTTGGCAATAAGGCTGCGGGCGATGGCTGGAAATACCGCGGGCGCGGAATTATCGGGATCACCTTCCTCGAAAATTATATGAAGTGCGGTAATGCACTGAAACTGGATTTAGTCAGCAACCCTGAGTTGTTGGAGAAAGATATTAATGCGGCACGCAGCGCAGCTTGGTTTTACACATCAAATGGGTGTTTGAAATACCCCGGAGATTTATTGCGGGTGACCCAGATTATCAACGGCGGGCAAAACGGCATTGATGACCGACGCGCCCGCTTCCTGAAAGCAAAATCGGTACTGGTGGGATGATCATGGGAATAGAAGCTATCGCGGGGCTGGTGGTTGTCATTCTGGGCGCTATCGCTGGCGCGTTCGGCATTGGCCATGCGCGAGGCACCAGTAAAGCAGAATCGAAAGCCAGCCGGCAGCGCACCGAAGAGAAGGCGGCCGCCAGCGTCGCCGCGGCAGAACGTAAAGCAGAAGCCATTAAAGGGGCCAGCGATGTTGAAGAGAGCGTTAAGCGTATGCCTGATGACGATGTTGATCGCGAGCTGCGCGAAAACTTTACCCGCCCCGGTGGTGGTTGATACCGCGTGCAGTTGGGTGCGGATCATCTACCTGACTGATCACGATATCGACGCGCTGGACAGGCAAACGAAGCGCGACATTCTGGCGCATAACAAATCAGTGCTGGCGAACTGCCCGCAAGGTGCAAGCAAATGAACATCAATAATGTTAACGCCGCTTCAATCTTATGCGAACAGCTTAGGGAACTCGAAGCACAACGCGCAATCGTCGTCCGTGGGGAAGGGCTAGGTGTCACGATTCAGAGTCGTTATCAGGATGATGCCTTTGTTAATGCAGTACGCAGTAGCGTCACTGGTGAGCTTAGCCGACGCATTGGTGCGGTAAAGCATCAGCTTGCTGAACTCGGTGTAACGTCATTTACCAAAGAGCAGTAGGTATTACAGGAGCCATTCTGCCGAGTGGCTTCGATAATGCTCCCCACATCGCACAGAGGTATGACATGGTCGAAATTACCGACGCCCAGCAGATTCGCCTGAACCTGCTTTCAACCCTGAACTATGACACTGCCGCCGCAAAAGTCGCCGTAGAATTTGTTCAGGATGATCCGCTTAAGTATCAGCTTTTCATCCAGCAATACAGCCGTGTCACATCAGAGACTGAAGTGGTAGCAAAGACGATGAAAGCTGTGCAGGAAGCAACTGAAGCGCTGCCGCTCTTCGATACCAGCGCTGAGCAAGCGAGCTAAGACATTATTAAGGTCGCTCAGGCGGCCTTTTCATGGGAATTTTCAAATGAGTAGAAAATTACCTAATCCACCGCCAAAGAATTTCGTGAGACCAAAGCCACCACCGCCGCCTCCGGCAGTCGCACGATAAATTAAGCGCTTCGCACGCGCATATGAAGAGAGTCTTTCAGCTGTGAGCCTGGGCAAACCGTTAACTTTCGGCGGCCTTGCCGTGCGACAGGCTCACGTCTAAAAGGTAACGCTCATGAAATTCCAGGTCGCAAAGGTCTATCGCTATGGTCGGTTTATGGGTTACGGAATTGCAGTAGACGGTAATCTTATTGATGGGCAGGTATCAACGACAGTTGATACCGATGCGAAAGGCATTCCCTTAATAACTGCAGTTTTTAATATGAATAACGAGCATGCCGAAAACCAAATCACCATCCGCTTAGACGACGAAGTAGATTCACAAAAGGTTGATTTGATCAAAAAGGCTGTAGCTGAAGCCGCCGCTTGCAACTACCGAACGGTGGTTAACTCAGTTATCAAGGGGTGAATGATGCGGGTCATTATTGACGGCATTGAGTATATGCCCGCGGCAAATGGAAACTTAAGTGTCGGAATTGCCATAAGCACCCACCAGCGCCCAGAGGTATTGAAGCGAGCTATTGAGCAGCACATGAAGTATCTGCCCTCCGGCGCGCTGGTGGTTGTCATCGATGATGGTTCCAAACCTGCCGCTGTCGTCCCCGATGGCGTGCAGCTGCTCCGGCATGAAACATCTCTGGGCATTGTTGCCTCGAAGAACGCCAGCTTATCTGCGCTGATGGATGCCGGGTGTGAACATCTTTTTCTGTGGGATGATGATGCCTGGCCCATAGCCGATGGCTGGCATCTTCCCTACATCGAATCACCAGAGCCTCACCTGGCTTACCAGTTTCTTGATCTGGCTGGCCGCAATAAGCTGAATGACATTGCGGCGCTTTACTGTGACGAACAGCATGTGGCATATACCGGGCAGCGTGGCGTGATGCTTTACTACCACCGCAGCGCCATTGAGAAAGTAGGTGGATTCGATCCGGTTTACGGCCGCGGCATGTACGAACACAGCGACCTTGCCCTGCGCATCCATAACGCCGGGCTGACTACCTGGGCTTATGCCGATGTAACTGGCTCCGAAAAGTTGATTCACTCTCTCGATGAGCATGAAGCTGTAGAGCGTTCGGTACCGCGTCCAGACCGACAGGCGCTGGTGGAACGTAACGTGAAGATCCACAACGAACGGCGAGATGCCGGGTTTACTGGTTACGTTGAGTTCCGGCAGCAGCGCGACGCGGTAATCACAACGTTGCTGACCAGTCAGCCTGACCCGCAGCGCGGTAGCCGAATGCGGCCTGACCCGGCGGCGTTGACCACCTGGGCTAAATCAATCCGGGGTGCTGATGCCGTAGTGCTGGCCGACCAGCTAACCTCCGCTCCTGATGGCGCTCAGCTGGTGACGGTCACGGATGTTGCAATGAATGTCTATTTCCGGCGCTGGCTGCACATCTGGCAGCATCTTCGTGAGCATCCTGAATATCGGTTCGTCTGGTGTACCGATGGTACCGATGTCGAAATGCTCAGCGCGCCGTGGGAAGAAATGATTTCCGGTAAGGTCTATGTTGGTTCAGAACCTAAGACCTATGCCGACATCTGGGCAAAGCAGAATCATCCAGAGAGTATCTATCAGAAGTTCATCGACGCGCACAGCAACGATGTGATGCTTAATGCTGGTCTTCTGGGTGGTTCCCGCGCTGATGTAATGTCGTTCGCTCACGGCATTATCCGTCTTTACTACCGGATCGAGAGTTATCGTTTCTGGAAGAAAGAACAGGCGAATGCCGCTGTAGGGGACATGATTGCCTTTGGCATCGTCGCTAAATCATTTGGCGATCGGATAGTAACCGGCCCGCGCATCCACACGGTGTTTAAGTCGGATGGTATCGGTAAGGAGTGCGCCTTTTGGAAACACAAGTGAAGTTTGCGGTGGTAGGGCATCACTCAAGAGAACCTCAGGCACGAGCGCTGGCTTACCAAATTGGACCGACCGCCCACGTTATGATTGACCCCGGTAATCATGGTGCAGCATGGAATCATCGGCGTGCTCTGGAGTGGGCTGCTGAACAGGATTGCCGTGTGGTAATCATTGAGGATGATGCGATACCAGTACCGCGCTTTGTGGCCCTGATTGCTGGATGGTTAGAGCGCTTTCCTGACGCTTTATGCTCTTTCTATCTTGGCACTGGACGCCCGCCGCAGTACCAGTTGCAGATTGTCGAGCGGTTGATAATGGCTGACAAGATCCGCGCCGATTACATCACACTGCCGCGACTGATTCACGGCGTCTGTTATACCGTACCGCCGCAGCATATCGGTCGGGTGCTATCCCGCTGGGACAACAATAAGCCTGCTGATTATGCAGTAGGTGATGCATACGGCGGCAGCGTCATCTACCCATGTTACTCGTTGGTTGACCATGCCGATGCTGAGCCGGTAGAGCGCCACCCTGATGGTTCATCCCGGACTGAACGCCGCAGAGCCTGGAGGTTGCATGGCTAGATTGAAGACATTGCAGCCCAGGCTGAAAGCCATCGACACCCGTAGGATAAAGCCGGTATTTGGCGAGCAGAGACGTGTAAGCGGCAGCGCAAGGGTAAGCCTGAAGCGGCGCATTTATGCGCGTGACCGCGGGCGTTGCTGCATGTGCGGCCGTGTCGTAGACCTTCACGATAGCGAACTGGATCACCGGGTCGCGTTGCAGTTCGGCGGCGATAATGGAGAGCGCAACCTCTGGACGCTCTGCATTGAATGTCACTCAGGTAAGTCATCGCGTGAAGCCTCGACGGGACAACCAGATGGGGAGGCCCTGAACCATTCCATCAATGATGACGACCAGGAGCCTGACATCGTGGTGATCTGACGTCAATTGATAATGTTTCTCAATATTGCTCAATGTTGATTGAATTTGAAATTATTTCAATTCAAATGATATCGATTATCATTTCAGATAGGGGGGGGAGGGGAGGGTGTTAACCTCGATCGCCCTGGACACCGCGCCCCCTCTCACGCACAGAAAAAATTCCCTTTTGGAGGGTGTAAACATGTTAACAGCGCAAAAGCGGAAATTCGCTGTCGCGCTGATGTCCGGTATGTCTCAAAAAGATGCGGCAATAAAGGCGGGGTATTCGGAGAAATCCGCACGGTCCAAGGGGTCGCAGCTTGCAAAAGACCCGGAAGTCATCGCGTTTATAAGTCGAAAAAAACAGGAAGTCATCGAGACAGACGCCGTACCTACCTACGGTAAAAAGGTTTACACCCCACCAGTAAACTCGCCCCAAAAAAAAGAGGGGGTGGTAGCGTCACCAGTGTTCCCTGCGGTTGTCGGCGAGTTTGACGATCCGCTTCAGTTTCTAATGGCTGTGATGAACGACTCCACTGAAGACATCGACACCAGGAAGGATGCGGCCAAAGCCATGCTGCCTTACGTTCACCCCAAAAAAGGGGAGACGGGCAAAAAAGAAGCGCGTAACGCTGCGGCAAAAGCAGCCGCAGGCGTGAGCAAGTTCGGGTCCATGGCACCGCCAAAGCTGGTGGTAAACAACAAAAAGGGGTAATCCATGGCGCAGTGGTCCACGGCCTGCACCGACTGGGAGAATCGCCTCATCGACGGCGAGTCCATTATTCCGCCGCCAATATTTGCTGACCAGGCTGAACAGGCGCTGAGTATATTCCGAGAACTTCGTGTGTCAGACCTGCCGGGCAAGCCCACCTTCGGTGAGTGTTCAGAGGCGTGGGTGTTCGATTTTGTAAAAGTTATCTTCGGCGGGTACGACGCCGAGACCGGTAATCAGCTGATCCGTGAATACGGCCTGCTGATATCGAAGAAGAACACCAAGTCGACGATTGCCGCTGGCATCATGCTGACCGCGCTCATTCTCTGCTGGCGTGAGGATGAGGAGCATCTCATTCTGGCACCGACGAAAGAGGTGGCCGACAACAGCTTCAAACCCGCCGCCGGCATGATACGCGCGGATGAAGAACTGACGGATATGTTCCAGATTCAGGATCATATCCGCACTATCACCCACCGGGTGACGCGAAATACGCTGAAAGTGGTGGCCGCTGATACCGACACGGTCTCCGGGAAGAAATCAGGCCGGATCCTCGTCGACGAACTCTGGCTTTTCGGCAAGCGTGCCAACGCAGAGGCGATGTTTATGGAGGCTCTTGGCGGCCAGGTATCGCGTAATGAGGGCTGGGTTATTTACCTTACCACGCAGAGCGATGACCCGCCAGCGGGCGTGTTTAAGGAGCGTCTCGATTACTGGCGTGATGTGCGCGACGGCAAAATCAGCGATCCTAAAACGCTGGGCATCCTCTACGAATTCCCGGACAGCATGATCCAGAGCAAGGCCTATCTGCAGCCTGAGAACTTCTATATCACCAACCCGAACATCGGGCTTTCCGTCAGTCCGGAGTGGATTGCCGATAACCTGCGAAAGAACCAGGCGAAAACTGACGGCACGCTGCAGCAGTTTCTGGCAAAGCATCTCAACATCGAGATTGGCCTTAACCTGCGCAGCGACCGCTGGGCAGGCGTCGATTTCTGGGAACAGCAGGCGCAGCGTGTCAGTTTTGAAGATTTATTACGACGCTCAGAGGTGATCACCGTTGGTATAGACGGCGGCGGCCTTGATGACCTGCTGGGTGCCTCTGCTGTTGGGCGTGATGCCAAGACAAGAGAGTGGCTCTGCTGGTGTCATGCGTGGGCACATGAGATAGCGATCCGCCGGCGTAAAAGTGAAGAGTCCCGATTTAACGACTTCGTGAAAGCTGGAGACCTGACCATTGTGAAGCGCGTTGGACAGGACACGGAGGAGGTGGCTGAATACGTCAGCCGTATCTACGAGGCCGAGTTGCTCGACAAGATCGGTATTGACCCATCCGGTGTCGGGCAAATACTCGATGCGCTGATTGAGGCGGGAATTCCCGCCGATGCGGTAGTTGGGGTCAGTCAGGGCTGGCGCCTTGGTGGAGCGATTAAAACCACCGAGAGAAAACTAGCTGAAGGCATATTGATACATGGTGGTCAACCAATGATGGCGTGGTGTGTTGGAAACGCCAGAGTTGAGCCGAAAGGCAATGCCATTCTGATTACCAAACAGGCCAGTGGTAAGGGGAAGATTGATCCGCTGATGGCATTGTTTAACGCCGTTTCTCTCATGGCCCTTAATCCTGAACCGGCTAAAAAAGATTACCAGGTATTTTTCGTATAACAAACATGTCAGCTAATGACCCGCTCAGGCGGGTTTTTTCATTTCTGGAGGACAGTAAATGACGCTTAAGCGCGCCTGTACCCTCATGACGGTGAAGTCGGTAAACGAGGATGATCGGATTATTACCGGCATCGCCTCCACACCGTCACCAGATCGTGACGGTGACATCATGGAGCCAGAGGGGGCGAAATTCCGTAGTGACACGCCGTTCCTCTGGCAGCACGACCGCTCGCAACCTATCGGCACATGCACACCAAAAATGGTGAAAGAAGGATTGCAGATCACCGCAAAGCTGGTGAAACCAACCTCTGACATGCCGTCGCAGTTGGTTGCCCGTCTTGATGAAGCATGGGCATCAATAAAGGCGGGTTTGGTTCGGGGGCTGTCTATTTGCTTTCGGCCTATCGAGTACTCATTCCTGGATGAAGGCGGTATCCGCTTTTTGTCCTGGGACCTGCTTGAAGTCTCGGCGGTGACTATTCCTGCAAACGCAGAATGTTCCATCCAGACCGTTAAATCTTTCGATCGCCAGCTTCTTGCCGCGTCTGGCATTGAGAAGCCGGTAGTGAAAACCTCTAAAACCGCTGGCGCTACAGCAACCAATACCAAAAAAGGAATCAATTCGATGAATATTTCAGAACAAATTAAGAGCTTCGAAGCGAAGCGTTCAGCGCTGGCAGCCTCACTGAGCGACATCATGAGCAAGGCAGCAGATGAAGGCCGTACGCTTGACGCAGAAGAAACCGAAAGCTACGACAACACATCTACCGAAATTAAGGCGGTTGATGAGCATCTGAAACGCCTCCACGACATGGAAAGCAATATGGCATCGACCGCTAAACCGGTATCAAAAGCCGCCAATGGCGAAATCACCACGGTTAAGACGGGTGTGCCAGGCATTATCCGTGTCGAACAGAAGCTGGAAAAAGGTATCGCCTTTGCCCGCTTCGCGAAAGCGCTGGCCGCGGCTAACGGCAGCCGCTCCGAAGCGCTGGAGATTGCCCGTAAACAGTATCCTGATGATGCGAAGCTTCACCATGTACTGAAGGCCGCCGTTGGGGCAGGTACCACAACCGATCCTACCTGGGCGGGTGCGCTGGTGGAATATCAGGACTATGCGCAGGATTTCGTTGAATTCCTCCGTCCTCAAACCATTATCGGTCGATTTGGTCAGGGCGGCATTCCGGCCCTGCGCCAGGTGCCTTTCAATATCCGCATTCCGGCACAGACCTCCGGCGGTTCAGCGAACTGGGTAGGGCAAGGTAAGGCCAAGCCCCTGACCAAATTTGACTTTGAGTCGATCACGTTCAGCTTTGCCAAAGTGGCAGCTATCGCGGTACTGACTGACGAACTGATCCGCTTCTCCAACCCGGCCGCAGATGCACTGGTGCGTAACGCGCTCGCCGAAGCGGTCATTGCCCGTCTGGATACGGACTTTATCAACCCGGCGAAAGCTGAAGTCGCTAACGTTTCTCCTGCATCTGTCACTAATGGTATTGCTGCGATCCCGTCCACTGGCAGCCCGGATGACGATGCTGCAGCCGCCTTTGGGGTTTTCGTTGCAGCTAACCTGCAGCCGAATGGCGCTGTCTGGTTGATGTCCAGCACTACTGCTCTGGCATTGTCCATGCGTAAGAATGCGCTGGGTCAGAAAGAATACCCTGATATGACGCTTCTTGGCGGTACCTTCCAGGGTCTTCCGGTCATTGTATCCCAGTATGTTGGTAACCAGCTTGTGCTGGTGAACGCACCGGATATTTACCTGGCAGATGATGGTGGTGTTGCAGTGGATATGTCGCGTGAAGCATCGCTGGAAATGGAAAGCGAACCCACCGGCGATAGCATCACCCCGACCGGCACCGAACTGGTATCCATGTTCCAGACCAACAGCGTCGCTATTCGCGCTGAGCGCTGGATCAACTGGAAGCGCCGCCGTACAGCAGCGGTCGCGGTTATCTCTGGTGTGAACTACAGCTCAAGCCAGGGCAGCTAAACGGCGGAAGGAGGGCGGGGGAAACCCCGCCGTATTGGATGGCAAAAATCAGATATCTGCAACGTACCCATGACTCGATACCGGGCGACGTGAAAGCCGTGGACGATCGGTGCGCAAAGGTGCTGGTGCTGCTTGGTAAGGCTGAATATTGCACCGTCGTGCGTACCGATGGCAAAAAGAATAAGCGAAAAGCGGAGAATGGCTAATGTGGAATCCTTTCCGGAGAAAACAGGGAAATGAAAAAGCCCTGCAGCAGCCTGCCAGTCGTGGAGGCTGGAACCCGTTATTCAGCTTTATCCATGAGCCGTTTGCTGGGGCATGGCAGCGTAACCTTGAAATCAGGCAGGATACCGTTCTTTCTTATTATGCTGTCTTTGCCTGCATATCGCTGATTGCGAGTGATATTGCCAAAATGCCGCCGCGGCTGATGCGGCGCGACTCAAAGGGAGTCATGCAGGAGGTAAAATCAGGGGACATTCCGGCGTTATACAAAAGGCCAAATGCCTTTCAAAACCGGATCCAGTTCTTCGAGAACTGGCTGAACTCTAAACTGTGTCACGGAAATACGGTGGCGTTAAAAATCCGCAATAACGCCGGAAAAATTACTGAACTCAGGCTACTTGACTGGAACAAGGTTACCCCATTGGTGGCGGATGATGGATCTGTCTTCTATCAGATAAACCCTGATAACATGACCGGTATTGAATCGTCAGTTACTGTTCCGGCGCGCGAGGTGATTCACGATCGCTTCAACTGCCTCTTTCATCCTCTCATCGGTTTGTCACCCATTTACGCAGCTGGGTTGGCGGCAATGCAGGGCCACCATATTCAGGAAAACTCCGCCTTTTTTTTTCGTAACGGTGGAAAGCCCAGCGGCGTGATTGAGGTGCCTGGTTCCCTCACTGAAGAAAACGCCAAAACAATAAAGGAAAACTGGGACTCCGGATATTCTGGCAAGAATGCCGGCAAGACCGCCATTCTGAGTAACGGGGCTAAGTACAATCCCACAACGGTATCTGCTGCTGATGCGCAGACCGTCGAACAACTGAGTATGACGGCACAGATCATCTGTTCTGTGTTTCACGTTCCGGCCTATAAAGTTGGTGTTGGCGAACTGCCCACTCATGACAATATCGAAGCGCAGGATCAGCAATATTATTCGCAGTGCCTTCAGTCGCTCATTGAGTCGATAGAGTTGCTTCTGGATGAAGCCTTTAATCTTGATGGCGAAACGGGTACGGAGTTTGATGTTAATGCTCTGCTGCGCATGGACAGTGAGCGCCGTATCAAGTCTCTCGGCGAAGGCGTAAAAAATACCATCCTGACACCAAATGAGGCGCGCAGGAGTGAAAATCTACCTCCTTTACCTGGCGGTGATGCGCTTTATCTTCAGCAGCAAAACTTTAGCCTTGAAGCGCTGGCGCGACGTGATGCCTCTGAAAATCCATTCGCTAAAACTGCCTCATCGCCACCCGCAACTGACGACGCAAAGGCTATGTCTGAGCATGAACTGACGGCGGCAAAAGCTATGCTGAGAGGATTGTTAGCAAAATGAATGAACGTGAACTTTCCCTTATCAGGGCTCTTGGGGAAGAATTTTCCCTGGCGCTTGGCGAACTTCGTCAGTCTTTCGAAAGAAGCCTCAGTGACTATCAGCGGGCAACGAACGAACAACTGACCCGGCTCTCTCTTGAAGTTGCGACCCTCAAGGACTCTCCGGCGCCTGACTTTACAGCACTGCTGGCGGAAGCAGTGGCATCATTACCGGCTCCCGATATTCCCCAGTTGCCGGATATCGGCGCTATGGTCAGCGAGGCAGTGGCCGCCATGCCTGTACCGCAGGACGGTAAAAGCGTGACGCCGGAAGACGTGCGGCCGCTGCTGCAGGAGCTAGTTACCGCGGCAGTGGGCGAAATCCCGGCCCCGCGGGACGGCAAAGACTACGATCCTGCGGCGCTGAAACAGGCGGTGGACGATGCCGTCAGTGAAGCTTTAGCGGAAATACCCCTGCCGCAGGACGGTAAAAGCGTGACGCCGGAGGACGTGCGTCCGCTGCTGCAAGAGTTAGTCACGGCGGCAGTGGGCGAAATCCCGGCCCCGCGGGACGGCAAAGACTACGATCCTGCGGCGCTGAAACAGGCGGTGGACGATGCCGTCAGTGAAGCTGTAGCGGAAATACCCCTGCCGCAGGACGGTAAAAGCGTGACGCCGGAGGACGTGCGTCCGCTGCTGCAAGAGTTAGTCACGGCGGCAGTGGGGGAAATCCCGGCCCCGCGCGACGGCAAAGATTACGATCCGGCGGTGCTGAAACAGGCGGTGGACGATGCAGTCGCCGCGTTGCCGCCGGCGCAGGACGGACGTGATGCTTTGCAACTGGAAATACAGCCTTTCATTGATGAAGGTAAAAGTTATCCGCGCGGATCTTATGCCACTCACAACGGAGGCCTCTGGCGTTCGTATGAGAAAACCCATGGTATGCGTGGCTGGGAATGCATCGTTGATGGTGTATCAGATGTTGATATCAGCATGAATAGTCAACGCAATTTCACTGTTACGGTCAACCGAGCAAGTGGAACGAGCGATAAAAAAGCTTTCGATATACCGGCTATGGTGTACCGCGGCGTATTCAAATCGGGCGATGAGTACCTGCCTGGCGATACGGTTACATGGGGTGGTTCACTCTGGCACTGTGACGATCAGACGCAGGATAAGCCAGGTGAAACAGGCTCTAAAGGCTGGACTCTGGCCGCCAAGCGCGGACGGGACGGGAGGGATAAAGCGTGATTGAGCTTGTAACTTTACCCCAGGCAAAAGAGCATCTGCGCATTGACGATGACGCAGGTGATGCCGATTTGCTCCTGAAAATTCAGGCCGGTAGTGCTGTGCTGCTTTCCTACATTCAGGGAAGTCGGGACAAGGTGGTTGATGGGGATGGGAACCTGATTCAGGGTGAGCCTTTATTGCGAATGCAGGAATCCCTTCTCAGACTGCTTGGCTATCTCGATCGCAACCGCAACGGCGAAGAAGAAGAAAAACTACAGCAGGGTGAGCTGCCTTTCTCAGTAACGATGCTGATCTACGATTTGCGTCGGCCAACGATTATTTGAGGTGGTATATGGCTTGCTCAGGTTGCGCCCGGCGGCGCGAGTGGATAATAAAGTGGACGAAAATAGCCTATGAACGAGCAACAGGTAAACGCGCTGATAGCGGCGCTGAGAGAACAAACCGCAGCACAGAGAGAGCAAACGGCCGCGATAAACCGACTGGCTGAATCAAATACGGCGCTGTGTGACATCATTATCCAGTCTCTGGCCGATGAACCGGAAGAGCCTGCGGAGGCAATCACCTATCTGAGTGGAAAAAGCAGGGGGTAATATGCAGGCTGGAAAACTTCGACATCGTGTCGTTCCCCAAAAGTTTATTTCGGTGCAAGACCCACAGACCGGCGAGATTGTGAAAAAATGGGTAAATCTGGTTCAATTTACAGATGATAATGGCATTTGGGCTGAAGTTTATCCATCTTCTGCAAGGGAATTTACTGCCGCCCAGGCAACCCAGAACGAGATAACCACCAGGATCACAATCCGTCGGCTCGACGATATTACCCCTAAATGCCGCATCTTATATCGCGGTAAAATATATAACGTTGAGGGCGTACTCCCTGATCCGGTTAGTGGGCTGGAATATTTAACGCTGCCCTGTTCAGAAGGATTAAACGATGGCTGACGGTGTTGAATATAAGCTGACCGGGGTTGATGAATTACTGGGTAAGCTTGATTCAATCACCGATGATATGAAGCGTAAGGGAGGGCGAGCGGCTTTAAGGAAAGCGGCCAATGTTATTGCTAACAGGGCAAAGGCAAACGCCAGAAGGCTTGATGATCCCGAAACAGGGCGAAGCATAGCTGATAACATTGCAGTACGCTGGAATGGACGCGAATTTAAGCGTAACGGCAATCTTGGATTCAGAATCGGTGTTCTGCATGGCGCCGTACTGAAAAGGCATCCTGATAAAGCAAAAAACGCCCCCACCCCTCACTGGCGCCTTCTGGAATTTGGAACGGAAAATATTCGCGCTCAACCAATTATGCGGCCAGCTGCTGAAAACGGTGCCGAGGAGGCTATGAACACTTTCGTTGAGGAATATGGGAAGTCCATCGATCGAGCTATAGCCAGAGCTGCCAAGAAAGGAGGTAGAGGATGATCGCACCTATCTTTAACGTTTGCGCTGCCAGCCAGGAGGTAACCGCGCTAATCGGTTCAAATCCACTCCGACTTTACCCATTCGGTCTGCAAGATGACAATATCGTCTATCCCTATGTCGTCTGGCAAAACGTCAGTGGAGAGCCAGAGAATTACCTGGACAGGCGCCCCGACGCAGATAGCTACACCCTCCAGGTAGACGTCTATTCGGTTACTGCTTTATCGGCACAGGCAGTAGCAATGGCGCTGCGTAATGCCATAGAACCACACGCCTACATCACCCGATGGGGTGCACAGAGCCGTGACCCGGAAACAAAACGCTACCGTTATTCATTCGACGTTGACTGGATAGTTAAACGTTAATCAACAAACCTTCCAAACGCCGGCCCTGAGCCGGTTTTTTATTTTCGGAGATAACTATGTCTGTGTTAACGCAGGGTACCCAGCTGTACGCGCTGATCCGCGGTGTTATTCATGAGATTGAATGCATAACTAATTTTAACCCCGGCGCGAACCCGGCAGATCAAATCGAAGATACCTGCCTGAGTGAACGTAACAGCCGAACGTACAAAAAAGGACTCCGCACCCCTGGCCAGGCGTCGGTAACCATCAATGCCGATCCTGATAACGAATCGCATTACCTGATGTGGCAACTTGCAGAACTGGACGAATACCAGGATGAGCTTATTCAGTGGGCGATTGGCTGGTCTGATGGCGAGTCTATCCCGACACTTTCAGCTGGTGAAATGGAACTACCGACAGATCGCACCTGGTATACTTTCCGCGCCTATGTCAGCGATTTCCCGTTCGACTTCCAGGCTAATGCAGTAGTGGCTACCGCGGCCACAATGCAACGCAGTGGTCCTGGACTCTGGGTCCGCAAAGTCCAGCCAGGTAGTTAAGACAGAGCCTCGGCATAGTCCGGGGCTTTTTTATACCCGCAACAAATCGCGCATTCGCGTGCGCTTCTTCCAGCAAGAGCTTTCCGTAGTGTGAGTCTGAGACAGGGCGGTGGATTTCATCGTTCCGCTCTTGGCTGCCCATGTCTACGCGAACAGGCTCGCACCACAGAAAGGTAAATACGATGAAATATCCAACCGTATCAGTAAACGGCGTATCCGTTCGTGTCGACGATGAAGGGCGCTATAGCCTTAATGATCTCCATGCGGCCGCCGTGGCAAATGGGGAGGCTACAGAGTCACAGCGACCAAGCGTATTCCTCAGAAGCGCCCAAATAAAACGCTTTATTAAGGCGCTACAATCCAAAGCACTAAAAAGTGCTTCGGAACAAAATCAACCGCTTAAGGTAATGAAAGGCGGCTCAGAATCAGGAGCGTGGGGAGTTGAACTGCTTGCCATTCGCTACGCTGCATGGATTAAGCCGGAGTTCGAAATTGAAGTTTACGAGGTGTTTCGAACGGTTGTCCGCATGGGGATCGGCGCCATGTCCCGCCTGAACAAAATCGACCATATCATCAACACCGAAACCAAAGCGATTAGCCAGTGCGCCAGCCAGATGGCTAAATGGGGCGTTGGCGGCCGCAAGCAGTTACTCCATGCGGCGCGAGATCGGGCCGCCGATGAAGTGCAGTTGTATTTGCCAGGTATCGCATAAATTTGGAATAGCCCACTCAGGTGGGCTTTCATTAACAGGAGACAACATGCAACTTACTCTCGATACGTTAAAAGAAACTGGGGCCTTTACCGGCCGCCCGGTAGAGAAAGAAATCAAATGGAAAGGTCGTGACGGGAAAGAGCATATCGCAACCGTCTATGTGCGCCCGATGGGTTACCACACCACAAAAGCCGACCTGCTGGCTTATAAGGGCAAATCAGATCCGGTGGCTGGCCGTATTGCCGCCCATATCTGTGATGAGGAAGGCAAGCAAATCTTTACTGAGGCAGATATTCTCGGAACTGCATCTGAAGACCGTGGCGCGCTCGACGGGCCAATTGTTATTGCCTTACTGGCTGTGATTCAGGAGGTCAACGATCTGGGAAAGACTACGAACTCACAGGAGAAGACGAGTTCTGGTGTGAGTTAGTCATGAACGGCATCGGTGGGCGCACAATTGCGGAGGCTCAGGAGCGAATGAGTCTCCGTGAGTTTCAGATATGGGTAAAGTACCGCAATAAGTATGGTCAGCTTAACAGCATGATGCGTACCGAGTGGGGGGCTTCACTGGTGGCCTCCGTGCTGGCGAACATCAATAAGTCAAAGAATTCGCCGCCGTTCAAGATTAGCGACTTTGCGCCGCACATCAACGAGCCCACATTATCGCTTGAGGAAGCCATGAAAGCCTGGGACTGATTATTGTTTTTGTCTTTTAAAAATCCTGCTACCCTTTTGGTAACTATTATCACGAGGGAATGATATGAAGAGTTCAGGGCAGTTGTTATCGTTGGCAGGTGTAATTCTTGCGGTTTACTCATTGTTCTTTATGGATGTGAGTGTTGAAGTTGGCGATGGAACAAGAGTTAATAACATTGGGCTAATTGCTCAACAGCAAAATTATTTATTAATTGCGATTGTTCTTTTTCTTGCTGGGGTCGTTATTTCCTTCTCAGGTAGAAAGAAGTCATTGCCAGACGTGGATTTTACAAAAATAGAATCATGCTCGGCAGATGACTTTGTATCTTTGAAGGATGGTGAACCATTCCTGAATATGTTGGCTGTAGACAATCTAGCAATGATGTTTTTAAAAAAACATGGTTCAAGAAGCGTTAATGATATCCTTTTCATGAATATGCCTTTAATCGATAGGTTAGAACAAGGTCTCCCTGAATCAATAAGGAAAGATTTTAAAACTAACCTTGAAAGGAGGTTAAAGGACAATTGTTAAAATAATTCCCGCTAAAAGCGGGTTTTTTTTCACTTGGAGAATATATGGCTGGCAAGTCACTGGGAACTCTGACTATCGACTTGGTTGCAAAAGTTGGTGGATTTGTTTCAGGGATGGATAAAGCTGAGCGCGCATCAGCCAAGTGGAGTAAGCAGGTTCAAGATGATGTAGCAAAGTCCAGCGCTGCACTCGCAGGTATAGGGGCAGCAGCTATTGCTGCTGGACTAGCTGTTGGCGCCTCCGGATTTCAATTACTGAAATCAACGTCCAAGCAAATAACAGAAACTGATCGCTGGGCGAAATCATTACAATTATCAACCCAAGAGCTTCTCGCTTGGCAGTTTGCCGCTGAAAAAGCTGGTGTATCCGGTGACCAAATGGCTGATATCTTCAAGGATATTGGCGATAAGATTGGCGATGCGGTGTTGAATAAATCTGGTGAAGCCGTTGATGCGCTCAACGCCCTTGGATTATCTGCCGAAAAACTATCAAAGGTCAGTCCAGATAAACAATTGCTTGCTATAGGTGAATCTCTAGGAAAAATTAGCACCAATGCCGAGAAGACAACAATTCTTGAAAGTTTGGGGAACGACCTTTCAAAATTGCTTCCTTTGTTTGATAACAATAACCAAAAGCTTAAACAGTTTATTGACCTTGCTAAAGATTATGGTGTTGCTCCGGATCCATCCTCTATTGAAGATTTAGTAAAGATAAATCAGCTTTTTGAAGATATGGAGGCTCAAGTTGCAGGGCTCAAAATTGAGATTGCTGCAGGATTAGCAAAAGTAGATCTAACTCCTTTACAGAGCTCACTAGATAAGCTCCATGATGTACTGACTGATCCTGTAGTTCTTCAAGGTATTTCTGATCTAGTATCGGAAGTTGCTCAACTAGCCGGATGGCTTGTAAAGGCTGCTGCTGGGGCGGGTCAATTAGCAGCCAGCACCGGAAATCGTTTTGCGGCGCTTAGTGGTAAGATAGACCTCTCGAATATAGATCAGGTTAATGAACGTATTGCATATCTGCAAAAAAGCCTTGAAGGGAAGAAAGGTTTTTACTCTCAAAGTGAATCAATGTTTGGCTGGATTACTGGGGTAGATGATAGCGCAAAAGCCCTTAATGATGAGTTGCTGTCTCTTTTAGAAACAAGAGATAAATTCTCTAAAGCGAGTAATTCGGTGTTACCTCTTCAGGCTGCTACTGTAGGTTCGAATAATCCTTTTGCTTTGCCCCCCGGTGGTACAAATGGCAAACCGGTTAAAACACCTGTAAATAAAACTGACAATGCCTTTAAAAGTAGATTTCTGGACCTACAGAAACAAGCCGCACTTATTGAAACAACTGGTAAAAAAACAGCCGAAGTCACAGAGCTTGAAAAATTAAACTTTGATATTACCAGCGGTAACCTGAAAAAATTATCAGAAGACCAAAAAGAACAGCTTCGCACTGCTGCAAAGGTCCTGGATTCCAAAAAACAAGAGCTGAGACTTAACCAGGAGAACGCAAAGGTTGCAGAATATGTTTCCGGATTAGAAAAACAGAATAAACTAGTTCGGCAAGGTTTCGACAACCAAATTGTTGGCCGTTATTCTGGAAGCCGTGAGCGTTCACGCATGCAGGATAATAATGATATCCAGCAGGATTTTGCTTCTCGACAAGATGACCTTTTAAATCAGCTCCAATCTGGAGATATAGACCAAAGTCTTTACGACAAAAAGAAAGAGGCATTGCAAAATTCTCTTGATGAGAGACTTAAAATACAGGAGGAATATTATAAGAAGCAGGATGAGTTACAAAATGATGGTGCTGCTGGTTTTATGTCCGGGCTGGCAACGCAAATAGAAGCATCAATGGATTTATACACCAACATGCAGCAGGTTGGTGCACAAGCATTTAGTAGCTTAACGGATATGATTATTGACTGGGCAGAAACCGGAAAGTTAAACGTTAAAGATTTTGCTTCGACATTTCTGCAATCTGTCGGTAGCACACTTCTTTCTTATGCTGCTGCCCAGGTTGCAATGGCGGGGTTGCAGGCTTTTACAGCAATGATCGGCGTGCCGTTCGTTGGCCCCGAAATAGCTGGTCCGGCCGCAATAGCCGCAGCGGCGGCTGCTGGTGTACTGGCGATCGGTGTTGGTGCAGCCCTTCAGGGACAGGCTCACGACGGTATCGACTCAGTACCTGAAACCGGAACATGGCTACTGCAAAAAGGCGAGCGAGTTACTACTGCTAAAACCAGCGCAAAGCTGGATGCCACTCTGGATAGGGTCGCGACTCAGTCAACCGGAAGCGGCGCTATTTATTCGCCTACTATCAACATCCCAATAAATGGGAACCCATCCGATGCAACTTTGGCGCTGGTGCGTAAAGCAGCAGATGAAGGGGCTGAACGGGGATATCGAAAGGCGGTGAACTCAGTTGCAAGTGGGAAGGGTGATTTGCACAGAGCATTAACCAGCAAAACTAACTCAGGGAGGAAAATCGGCTGATGGCTATCACCTCAACGCTTTACTATCCCTCCGATTACCTGCCAGGCCCTCTTAAAGATAGTTTTGGTTTAACTCCAGTTTCTCCGCTGAAACGGACCTCGATGGTAACCGGCCGCGCGCGGCAGAGGCGTGCTTATACCTCGACACCAACCCAAACAGATCTGGCTTGGATATTTAATGATGCGCAAGCCCAGGCCTTTGAGGCGTGGTTTCGCGATGTGCTATCTGACGGGGCGGCCTGGTTCAACATACCGTTATTAACTCCTGTAGGGCTTAAAAATTATGTATGTCGCTTCACGGACATTTATAAGGGACCCACTCCAGAGGGTGGGTTTTACTGGAGATATACGGCTCCTGTTGAGCTATGGGAGCGCCCATTACCTCCGGCTGGATGGGGACATTATCCGGAATGGATAGTCGGCAGCTCGCTGCTCGATATTGCGCTGAATAAGGAGTGGCCGAAGCATGACGCAGATTAACCGCCTCTACGCTAGCAGTGGGCCAGAGGTGATCATTGAAACGCTGCAGATAACAATCGGTTCTGATGTTCACTACCTCTGCCAGGGTTATGAGGATATTACCGCGACGACGGAGAACGGCGAGACCGTAACGTTTACCGCCTGCGCGATGGATATTGCGCTGCCGGCGCGTAACGAGGACGGCACGCAGGACCTGAGATTCGCTCTGTGCAATATCGACGGCGTTGTGTCCACGGCGATCCGCAATGCGCTGGCGAACCGTCTTCCGGCGTCGCTGACTTACCGGAGTTATATCTCCACAGATTTAGTGGCGCCCGCGGCGGTGCCGTATACGCTGCAGGTCAAATCTGGCTACTGGACGGCGACAGAGGTACAGATCACCGCGGGCTATATGAATGTCCTAGATACAGCCTGGCCGCGATACCGTTATACGCTCCCTTTATTCCCCGGTCTGCGTTACATCAGCTAAGGAATCCCAATGTTTAACCCTGAAAAATACCTTTCAGTCACCTGGCTGAAGGGCGGTCGCACGTACCCAGAACTTGACTGCTTCGGCATTGTGAACGAAATCCGGGCGGACCTTGGACTGCCTCTCTGGCCTGAGTTCGCCGGGGTGACCAAAGACGGCGGTGGGCTCGATCGAGAAGCGCGCCGGATGATGCTTTCTCTGGAGCGCTGCGAACCGTGCGAAGGTGCCGGGGTGGCCTGCTATTCCGGTTCAACCGTCACCCACGTCGGTATCGTCGTCAGTATCGGTGGCCTGCTGCACGTGGCGGAATGCAATCCGGGAACGAACGTCACCTTTCTGCCGTTGCCGCGATTTAAGCGGCGATTTGTCAAAGTGGAGTTCTGGCAATGACCATTCGTTTTTACCCGTCGCGGCTGCCCGGTGAACCACTCGAAACGCATGAGCATGGCGTTACCAGCATTCGCAGCTGGCTGGTTGCCAATGTCGAAGACTATGAGGATCGGGATGTTCCACCACTGGCTATTGAACTCGATGGCCAGCCGGTACCACCTGGCGAATGGGCGTTTTGCATCATCCGGCCGGAGAGCGACGTTCGCATATATCCGGTGCCTTTCGGGCTTGAAGTAGCAACGATCGCATGGATAGGGGTAGGTATCGCCGTGGCAACGGCGGCTTATTCACTGTTCATGATGGGTAATATTGATGCTGGTGGCTATACGTCATCCACCGGACGAAGCCTCGACCTGAACCCCGCGAAAGCAAACAGCGCGAAACTGGGTGATGCGATTCGTGAAGTTTTTGGGCGCGTACGTATTTATCCGGATTATGTTGTGCAGCCCGTTACCCGGTTCGATGCTGCCGATCCCACGAAAATGCGCGTACAAATGCTGCTGTGCCTTGGTGTCGGAGCTCTGGATTATACCAATGGCGATATCCGCGTTGGCAGTACGCCTGCATCGACGCTGCCGGGATTCAGCAGTACGCATTACCCCCCTGGTGCGGACGTTTCCGGCGATGAGCGCAGTGAAAACTGGTTCAATTCTACCGAGGTGGGCGGGACGTCATCCGGTACCGGTCTTGATATGGCCCAGACGTCGCCGGACGCTGACGATGTTATCGCAGACAGCATGACCGTAGCCGGAGCAGACGTAACGTTTACCGGGCTGGACACGGATGATGGCGATGATGACGACGAGAACGACAATTCTCTGCCGGATAGTTGGGTAGAAGGCGCGATTGTTGAGATAAAGGCTCCCGCCAACTACCAGATCACTACGGCGACCGGGTACAGCGTTATCGCGAGTCCGCTGCTGACGGAAATCGCGCCGGTGGTTGGTATGCCGGTGACGCTGGGGTTTAACTCAGTCGATTACGATTTGTTTATCGCGTCATATACCCCTGGCCAGGCTGCGGTGCCGGGCACCGGGGGAAGTGCGGCAAAAGTTCAGGCCAGCGCAGCACCTACCACCTACGACTTTTCGACCAGCTCCAGCACGTTCACGATCACGTGGCAGGGGATCGCTTACGCGGTATCGCTGGTGGCGAACTATGTGTCGATGTCTGGACTTCTGGCGGCCATCACCGAGGGGCTCACTGGCTCCGGCCTGGTCGCGCAGGATAACGGCGGGACTGTAGTGATAACTGAGGCGGCCAGCCCGTTCGCGGGAGGGGCGATCACATCATCTTCGCTTCCTGCTGCCGTTTTCGGTGATGCCCCTGTTTACACCGCCGGCACGGCGTCAACCGGCGGCAGCCCGGCGGTAACGGAAAATTTGACGCTTGCCTATAACAGCGCCACGGGAACCGCATTTTCCGGAATGCCGGAGGGCGTGCAACGGCTTTCACTTGCTCACCGCGGGAATGAGTACAGGATTGTGTCCGCTGACGGCACGACGGCGACGGTGGCGCGTCTGGTTAACGGTGCAGTTGATGAGTCATGGCCGGGATTCACCACCAGGACGATGATCGACTATGAGGCCACTGGCCTTAACGACACGCTGAGCTGGCTGGGACCGTTCCTGGTATGCCCAGAGAATGAAGTGGTGGATATGTTCGAAGTGAATTTTTCCTTTCCGAACGGCATCTGCGGTTTTGACAGCAAGGGCAAAAAACGACTCCGGCATGTTGAGTGGGAAATTCAGTATCGGATTTACGGATCCGGCTCTGGGTGGGTCAGTAAACAGGGCGAGTACGCGCTGAAGAACGTTAACGGTCTGGGCTTTACTGAGCGGATCTCTCTCGGTTCTCCGGGGCTTGTAGAGGTTCGCTGCCGACGTCGCAACGAGCAGGGCTCCAATAATGCCAGGGATTCGATGTACTGGCAGGCACTGCGCGGACGACTACTGACTCGCCCAGCATCCTATCCCGGTGTGTCGCTGATGGCGGCGACCGTCGAGACGGGCGGTAAACTGGCGGCGCAGTCTGACCGCCGCGTAAACGTTGTGGGGACGCGTGCCTATGAAACCGGAACGGCCAGAACCATTTCGGGGGCGCTGCTGCATGTCGGGAACTCGCTGGGACTGGAGATGGATGTCGATACCATTAACGCGCTGGAGTCTGCGTACTGGACGCCGCGTAGCGAGTATTTTGATTTCGCTACTGGCGACAGTATCTCGGCACTGGAAATGCTGCAAAAGATCGCCAACGCCGGGAAGTCTCGTTTTCTGCTGAGTGATGGCCTGGCGACCGTAAACAGGGAAGGGATTAAGCCCTGGACAGGTGTGATCACCCCGCATGAGATGGTCGAAGAGCTGCAGAGTGGTTTCACTGCGCCATCTGACGATGATTACGACGGCGTTGACGTGACGTACATTAACGGGACCACCTGGGCGGAAGAGACGGTTAAATGCCGTACTCCCGATAACCCTACACCGGTGAAAATCGAGGATTACAAGCTCGACGGGGTACTGAGTCAGGATCATGCCTACCAGATTGGGATGCGGCGCCTGATGAAATACCTGCAGGAGCGCGTAACGTTCCAGACGACGACCGAACTGGACGCACTCTGCTACAACGTTGGCGATCGTATTGTGCTGACCGACGATATACCGGGGAATAACACGATTTCCTGTCTTGTTGAGGAGATGACAACGGCTGGCGGTGTAACGACCTTCACCGTCACGGAGCCGCTGGACTGGTCTTTTGAAAACCCTCGCGCGCTGATCCGTTACCAGGATGGCTCGGCCTCCGGTCTGATGGTGGCGACCAGAGCAGGGGATTATCAACTTTCGGTCCCGCATCTGAGTGAGTTTGATGACCTGCTGAAAATCAATTTATCGTCTGCAACCATCGAGCCGATCCGGCTGGTGTTCTGCGGCTCAACGCGGCATGTCTATGATGCGCTGGTGGCAGAAATTGCCCCACAGTCTGACGGAACCTGCCAGGTGACCGCCAACGAATATCTCGAATCATTCTACGCATACGACGACGCCACATACCCCGGCGACGTCGCGTAATACCCCATAAAAACCCCTTATTAACTCTTTTCGCACAAACCCTCGTTTGTGCGAACGCCTTTTTTGGAGCAAAAAACATGGCCGAACTTAACCCGCCCTTGGGAACAACTTCGCCGCCGGTATTTCTGCTGAACGTTCAGAATCTGGATAAGGCTATGAACAGCAGCGACCTGACCTGGAATGACCGCAGTGATATTGAGCGGGATTCCTGGGCGGGGTTACAGCAAAAGTTTCTCGATGCGCTTGCTGTACTCGCACAGAGTGGCGGCATTCTGGGTTTTGAAACTGAAGCAGATTTACTGGCTTATACGCCGCAACAGGCGCACGCCGTAGGGATTGTCGTTTCCACCGGGGATACGTGGTTATGGGATGGTTCTGCATGGGCCAGCGCCGGGGTGTCATTTGCTGAAAAAGCGGTGAATAAATACATCGATAACATCAGCGCTGCCGACAGCGATACTCCGGTGCTGACGCTCGGGGGAGCGCACGGTTTCTCCTGGCACCTGCTGCGAGAAAGCGGCCTTTACTGGAAATCAATCCAGCTCAGCCAGGAAGCGCTGAAGAACGAGATTATTGATATCCGCCAGAATCTGTTACGTGCCGGAGGCATTGAGATGAGCCAGTTACCCGGCGGGGAGTTGCTGCTGGTCGGCCAGCATGGCTTCGCTAAAAAAATTCCGTTTTCCACCCTCAGTGCGGCTGAAAACGTCGAATCCGATGCTCTTGAACACTGGATTTTCGGCACCGGAGATGCTGCCCTGACAGGCAGGAACGGCAACCACACGCTCTCCCCGCAGAACGTCACACATGCCTGGTCTAAAAATTACGTTGAGATCCCCGCGTGGGGCGGTGCACTGGTTTCAGATGTACCTGACTCACTGGAATATACCCGCTGCGCAGTCGTACGGTATGACGGCGTGAAGGGCGTTTCCGTCTTCAATAACTCTGACTATGCACTCAGTATCGGCGGTGGGCGTTTTGTCATAACCAGCGAAACAAAAACCGGCGATGCGCTGAAAGTTGTTTGTGTCGAGAAGGGCCTGGATACCCAGGGCTGGTATATTCCCGCCGCCATCGGGGACTGGGTTTTTATTGCCCTGACCGAAAGGCTGTCTGATACCGGGGCCAGTTGCACGAGAAGCATATTTATCGGCGGCCAGGCGCCGCTGGATATTCGCGAGCCGGACAATAAAATCCGGCCATTATCCACACTCCCCCTCGCGGTGGGTAACGCATTCTCCGATAACACCAACTACAAAACCAACCCACTGGCGGTTGCTGAGAGCGTGATTTACGACATTGCTCTCAGCCCGGCTGAACTTCAGGCGCTCTACGAACGCCGCAAACAGGCGATGGCCGCACGCGGTATTCGCGTTTTCTGAGGGAGACATTATGAGCATCTATCTGAAAGACAATTCCATGATCCTGAACACGCCGGAAACTGTGGATACGGTTGTGGCACCAGTCATGCCGTATACCTCGCTCATCATGGCAGGTAATCCGTCGCTGGAAACGGCTTTTCGCCTCCGGCGCTACGGCAACACTCTGAGCCAGGTCACGCTGAACGGTCCGTGGTCTGCAAACCAGCCAGGATTTAAAGCGGATGGTACCGCGCTGGCTTATTTTGACGTGGATGTGACGCAGCAGGTTCCCCGCACGCTGATGGTTACAGGGACAATTAACAAAGGTGGACGATTTGCGGGTATTGGCTTTGATAACCCGGAAAACCTCAAAGCCCTGCTTATTGAAAGAGGGAGCGGTGTCTCCGGGTCGGGATTCCCGTCAAAAAACTTCATCCCGGTATGGGCAGGAGCAGCCAGCGGCATTGCAGGGAAACAGCTTGTTCTCGACAATGAGCCTGACGGAGCTTTAACGCTGTTTATCAGCGGCGACAGCACCGGCACCCGTTGGGGTGTGATTTATAATGGCATCATGAAGGCTCTGGCGAAAGACACAACTTATCAGCTGTCGACTACTACTGGCCGAACTCGCATTGGCGGGTCGTCAGCACAACCCACCGGAGGCGCAATAGCGGCACCAACGATTTATGCAGCTGCGTCGTTTCCTCGTTTGCTTACTGATGACGAGCTGATGCAGATGGCTGACTTCATGAATGGCTACGCAGCAGACATGGGAGCGGTGATGTATGAATAATGTCACCATTGGAGCCTTCCCGGACGAGATCGAAACCACCATGCAGTCGGCCTGGTGGAAGCCGCTGGCGGTGAAGTTCGGGCGGGAAGTGTTCGCCTATATCGTGACTGAGACGGCGGCGACGGGCAGCGATGTCGGGACGCATAAAGTCAAGGTTGCGCTGCGTAACGCCGACGGCTCATTCAGACTCGGGTATTGCAAACTTTCTGATGGCACTGACGCCATCTATGCCAACGACACCGGACATAACCAGCCATCTGTGGCAGTTGACGGGCTGGGTCACATCTGGGTATTCACATCGATGCATATCGATATGTGGCGGGTATTCCGATCGGCGCGCCCGTTTGATGTCAGCACGATGGCGCAGTTTAACCTGCTGCCGGATACCACATGGGGGAACTCTTACCCGGTGCTGGCCCAGGATAACAACGGCGATGTTTATGCGATGGTCCGCGACTTCCCGATCACCAACGTTACACAGTCAGGGCAACTGTATAAATTCTCGCTGACAGAGCGTATGTGGCGAAGGGTGGCGCAGCTCGGCTATGAGTTTGAGCGCACCTTCTATCCTGACGACCTTATCGCGACCCGCGATTATGTGCATATTCTGTGGGAGTGGGGGCCGCTCGGCGCGGGTACCCTGAGACACCTGCCATCGTATGCCCGTTACGATAAACAATCCGGGCAGCTGCACAGCATTTCCGGGGAAACGCTGCCCATGCCCCAGGATACAACCGCCGGGTTTAACTTTCACATCAGGGAACTGGAGCCGGGAGAGTTTTTTGTCGAAAACAGCGATACCGCCAACATCAATATCACTGGCGGCGTGCAGGCAGCCAAGCTCTGCATGGACGGGGAGAACTTCATCGGGGCACTGTACCGTCACCGGGCACAGGGGGTGGATGGCGGGACGTTTGGTGGGTTTAATGTCGTTTTTTCAACCTTCAGTGATGGTCAGTGGCAGCACGAAACCATTGTGGATATACAGCAATTCAGTGATATTCAGACCGGTGCGGCGCTGTCAGCCGCATACACCAGAGGTGAGACTCGTCTGTTTTTCTCTGTAGAGATCGGCAATAACACTGCGGATCCTTACCAGAATAAAGCGTGGCCAGTGATGGCGCGTAACGTTAACGGACAGTGGAAATATTCAGCACTCACGGCGTCATCTTACCGTCGCCTGCTGCGTCTGCGTAATGAGAAAATCAACGGTGGCGACCTGCTGATAATGACCACGCCGTATACAACGCCTCGCGCCATGTATCGCCTGGTTGTTCCTGAGAATTACACCAGTGATGAGGAGTTCACCACTCTGTCTGCTCTGATTTCTTTGCTAAGAACAAAATAAAAAATAACAGGCGGCTGTCAATTTACCCAGCAGCCGCGAGTTTCTGCCATTACTGTATTAACCTAAATCAGTAATTCCCCATGCTGCGCTGAGGTAGGCGCTTACACTATCGAGGACTGATGCGACCTGAGCCTGAGTCAGCGCTGTTTCAAAAATCAATTCCATCCCCATCGTGATATTTGCCCCTGCTGGATAAGCACCTGGCGCATGATGCGACCCGATGCGGATCGTACGGTCGGTATAAGCTGTGCGGCTGGTCAGGGTTTTGGAGTTCTGCCAGTTCAGGGCGCCTCCCTGCCGGGCTGCAATCCTCGCCACATTATTATCACCATCAACCAGCTCAACAAACGCGGCCCATCTGGCGCTGTCGTACGCTGCGCTGTAATAGTTGATCATGTTCAACGGCGTAGCACCGTTATCCTCAACAAACGCTCCGTAAAGGCTTTGCCCGGAAAACAGAAATGCAAGCCCGTCGCCGCGGTAGACTGCCGGTGCGCCGGAATAGCTGTAGTTCCCCATCATGAATGCCTGCTGCGTTTCGGTTGCCGCTGTCGGCTTTACCGGCTTACAGATCACGATATGCGTCTGGTTTTTGGTTGAGACCTTCCCGGTATCAAAACAGTTTCCAAAACTACAGATCGCCCCAAATTCGGAGAGGATTGTCGGGGTTCCGATTTTTGTCAGCGGGGCGGAATTGTCGGCGCGATTCCTCATGCTGAGGTCTGCTGTTCCTCCCTGAATGTACAATCCTTTAAGCCCCGCTGTTACAGGAAGGTCTGGCTGCATGAAATGACCTTTTTTCGGATGTGTTCCGGGGATCACGACATCACCGAGTTTTGGGATATAAACAGTGTTCATAATAAATTAGCCTTTAATCAGTGCGTTATTAAGTGATGATGCGACCAGATTACTGCCTGTAGCATTCGGATGAAGATTATCGAGGAAACAGCCCAGGCTGTTCATTTCAGTCCAGGTGTCAAACAGGTCATAGATGCTGAAGAACTCGACATTCAGCGTCTGCGAGAGATCGTGCATCACGTCACGGAAATTAACGAGCGGCGTTACCGCCGTTCCGTTCGTGCGGGGTGGTGCCATCAGGATAAAACCAACATCTGGTAACACCGCGCGGCAGGCGGCGATGTACGTCTGTAATGCGGTTTTAAATACCTGCGTCCCGTCAGAATTTCGGTAATCATTGTTGCCGATGACGATACAAATGACGTCCGGCTGCATCGTGCTGAGGTACTCAGAGATTTTGTCGGAGAACAGCAGAAACTGGTCCGCAAGAATCCCGGAGTTACCCGCCTTACTCATCACGCAACCAGCCACACCGGCGCGCCAGAGGTAAAAACCGTGGATGGCCACACGCCCGGTATTGCCATCAGTTTTGACGTAAATCGTCCTGGCCTCGTCGGCCATGCCTGTCAGCAACACCGATTTTGTCGCGCCGGTATTCCCGCAGACAACCTCAGTCCACTGAGTGACCCCGCCAACGTCGTAGCCGTACTGAAACTTACCGTTCAGGTCCTGGTAGTAAATACGGCAGTCAGTACAGCGCACGTTAGTCACATTAAAATAGGCCGTTGCCAACGTAGTATTGATGGACTGGCCATCAATACCGCAGCCATAAAGCGGCGCCCCGCTCGTAGGGGACGAATCGTATAAATCCCAGCCAGCGGAGCGGTAAATATTCGAACCGTCCCGCGCAGCACCATAGTTGACGGTTCGCCAGCCCAGACCTGCATCACCGTAATCAGCGTGTAAAAGGCTCGCAATAGCGGTCGCCAGTTCGTTATTCTGCGTCCAGCTGTCCCCCGTCAGCATGAAGTGGGGGCGGACAGAAAGACCCGCTTTAAGCTGCGCTTTCTTCGCTTTCCATCGCCACAGTGTGCGTCCGTCGGTATGCAGAGGAATGTTATAAGCGGCGGTGTACATCCGCCCCTGAAACCAGTTGTCCATATCCCCGCGAATGTTCGGCCCGATCCCACTGGCATCAAGCTTTCCATCATGGAACCAGAACGGGACGTTCCCGGCGGCATCCATCATCCCCGGTACAAAGCCAGGGGAAATCAGAGGGACATTCTGGTTAAGCGCGCTGGCGATGATACCATTGATATAAGCCCATATTTTTTCCAGCAACCCCGTCGCTACCGCCGACGCATCCAGCCCGCCATTCCAGTACACCGGTACATTTCCCGCGCTGTCCATGAATAACGGAAAAAAGCCTGGGGAAACCCCTGTCACTTGTGCATTCAGCGCATCCCCAAGCCGCGCATGAACATCCTCATAGATCATCTGATACAACGATGTGGCAATACGGGAAGCCGCAAAACCATTATCCCAGTACACAGGCACGTTTCCGGCCCCATCAACAAAGAAGGGGAAGAAGTCACCGCTGACGGTGCCGGTGGCAATAAATTTATCGATAAACTGGATAAGTGCATCGACAGAGCCCTGAGAGGGCATCCTGCGGCCGGTTGCCGTCAGCGTCGCACCATCACTCAGGTACTCATCAGCCAGCGCGCTGCCGTCCTGGCTGCGCACATAGGTTGTGGAGCCCGCCGGAATATTCGCAATATCAGCCTGCGCCGCTGCCAGCGTCATGTACTGGCGACTCAGCGGGATGATGTTTTGCCGGACTTCATCATTTTTCGCCATCATTCCGCGCCAGGTATCCAGATCAACGCCAGCGCGATCCGGTTCGGTCGGCGCATCACCATTCACCAGCTTATCCAGGCGCTCGGCGTTATCGAGCAGCACTGCGGGAGACGTGCTCCCCAGCTCCGGGTTAAAGGCCATGTTTTTTGCTCCAAAAAAGGCGTTCGCGCAAACGAGGGTTTGAGCGAAAGACCGGAGCTTTTTACAATCAGCTATTTCAAAGGGTTACATCATGCTGATTGGTTATGCGAGGGTATCAACGGGGGATCAAAACCTCGATTTACAGAAAAACGCGCTGTTACGCGCAGAATGTGAACAGGTTTTCGAAGATACGGCCAGCGGAAAGAATGCCAGACGACCAGGGTTAAAGCGTGCGCTGCGGCGGCTGCGACCGGGTGATGTGCTGGTGGTCTGGAAACTGGATCGGCTGGGGCGAAGCGTGCGTGACTTGATCACTCTGGTATCGGAGCTGCAGGCGCGCGGGGTTAATTTCCGAAGTCTGACTGACAGCATCGATACCAGCACGCCAGCAGGCCGTTTTTTCTTCCACGTAATGAGCGCTCTGGCGGAAATGGAAAGAGAGCTGATCGTCGAGCGTACCCGCGCCGGTTTAGCAGCGGCCAGGGAGCAGGGGCGCATCGGTGGCCGCCGCCGGATAATGACCACAGAAGTTGTGGATCGTTGCCGACACATGTTGGAGAAAGGGGCTACCCGGCAGCAGGTCGCGGATGTGATAGGGATCAGTGAGAAGACTGTATATAAATATTTCCCATCAGAAAGTGGCGTACCTGAGAAGTCATGAACGAATCAGCCCAACCCCAGATATCGCTGCTTAACTCTACTGCATGAGATATGGCAGGACCATAGTCCTTATAAATTATTGTTGTGGCTGGAAACCAGCCACTTTTCGTTGATTCAAGAAGCATATAGCCATCTTCTCGAACTTTTATAATAGCGAAGGACCGTAACTCGAAATCAGGGAGTGGTAACTTCCTCTCCTCGGGGAAGTAGATCCTTACCCCTGAAAGTATGGCGCTGTTGCAACTGATCATTCTTTTACCAGCCATAGATCTGCTTCTTCAAACATCTCCTCAAGCATGCGGTTTAGCCGTTCTTTATCATGTTTGCTGGCGTCTGAGTTAAGAGCATTTGCCTGCATAGGTTTTACCTTAACTTCTGCATCAGGAAAAATTCTGTGCACCCGCTTTGTTAACTCATTGAGAATGATAGAACGAGCATTAGCCAAACCTTCAACATTGCGCTTGTCATATACGAGTTCAACAAACAT